TGACTCACAAAGGGAAGCTGGTGTGGTTCCCGTGGTCGATTCGGATTCACCACATCAAGCGGCCGGACGCTGATCGCGATCTTCATGATCACCCATGGAACGCCCGTACCGTGATATTGCGGGGCTTCTACAAAGAAGAGCGCCGAAGGTTCTGGGTGGTTGGCGGATATACCGACATCCCGGTATGGCGAGAACCTGGTGACACAGCCGAGTTGCAACATGGCGAATTCCACCGCATCGACGAGGTGTCGCCGAATGGAGTGTGGACTCTATTCATCACCAGCCGCTGGAAAGGTGACTGGGGCTTCATGGTGAACGGCAAGAAGGTTGATTGGCGCATCTACACAGGTGAGAAGCCATGACCGTCTATGTCGACAACGAACAGATCCCCTACCGGCGCATGAAGATGTGCCACATGCTCGCCGACACCGAGGAAGAGCTGCACGCCATGGCCGACAAGATCGGCATAGCGCGGCGCTGGCATCAGTTCCCCGGCTCGGTGAAGAGCCACTATGACATCTGCCTGACCAAGCGCGATCGCGCCGTACAGCTGGGCGCCAAGGAAATCGACCGACACGAACTGGTCGCGCTGATCAAGTCTCGCCGCGAGGCAATCATCCAAGCCGCCAACGCCGCCGACCAGGGCGAAGTGGGCACGTATCCGCAGGAGGCGTTATGAGTCAGGAATGCCAACAACCACAAGCACATCCAGCGCGTTGCGGGTGCGAACAGAAAACGCAGTACCCCGACCGTCTTTGTCACATCGACTACACCGCGCACCCCCATCAATGCGGTTGCCTAAAAGGTGACGCCGAAGCCCAGCGTCGGTTTGACGAACACCAGCGCAACAGCACTCAGCCGCCTGCTGGCGCGGAGGTGGATTTCAAGTCAGATGCAAATGCCCTGGAAATCTTCCCTAAACTGATGGCGCACAAGCTGGCGCAGAAATCAAAGGAAGGTCGCAGCGGTTGGCAAACGTGTAGCCAGCATGATCTAACTCGAATGCTGCGCGAACATGTTGAAAAGGGCGACCCGGTAGACGTTGCAAACTTCTGCATGATGCTTTCAGCCAATGGCTTCAGAATTGGTCGTTCGACCGATGCGGACGCCTCCGCTTTAGACTGTGCAAGCAAGATCGTAGAGATTATTAACGGCAGGAATGCAGGCTCCTCGCAGATCAAGGCAAGGATTCAGTGCGTGGTTATTGATGCTATCGGCGCCCACGTCACCCGCCTGCAGGCCGAGAACGCCGCACTCCAGCAGCGCTTGAACGTGGCGGATCAGCGGGTTGATGAGCTCGAGGATGCGGCAACGGTCGCGTCGATGCGCATCCGCGAACTTGATCTGACATTCGGACGCTACCTGCTCGGCATGAAGTCTGCTGTGATCGCGGACGAGTCAGGTGGCAATGGTATGGAATGGATCTTCAACGGTCTGGCTGGGCCGGGCGAGTTACCCCCTGAAGACGAGATCGATGCTCAAGCGTACTTCGACCGTGAGGTAGAGGCGATTGATGCCGGGCTTGCCGAGGTTTTTGCATTCCATGACGCGCGCCGCAAGGCAAGGCAGGTAAAACAATGACCCGCGAAACCAGACTTCTACCCTGCCCGTTTTGCGGTGGGGAGCCGCTGCTGAAGCAGTACCGGGCTGACGGGCTTGAGATTAAGTGCGAATCCTGCCACTCAGGCAGGCAGCAACGATGGCTCCACAAGGGACGCGATTGGCTGGCAGCGAGAATGATCGAGAAATGGAACACTCGCGCCGCCCCGCCCGAGGATGTCCGGGCAGTACTGCCGACACAATCAAGACTTCTTGCTAACCACACCGCTCTTCCGCACCCACCGCGCCACTGGGGCTTCCTTCAGCCAGAGCGCGAGGTCCCCGGCTACACGCTCGAGCAGATGAAGGAATACGGCGCTGTGTGCGCTGCTGAAGCCTTCCGCCAGAACAAGTAACCCCGCCGCCCGTCGGCCCCACCCTATCCCTATTGCCTGCTGCGTATGCGGCGAGGAGTCGTGCGCTCATGGAAAACACAAAGCTTGGCCCGGACCATTTCAGGTATACGGACTCAATCGGACCTGACGGCGTCACCATCGAGTGTTGTCGCTACATCGTAATCGGCGAAACGGAGCACTGCTACTACGTGGTGAGGGACTTCCAGCACCGAATGCCGATGATTTACGGCGAAAACGGCTTCAAGAAATATCGAAAACGCATTCTGAAAGATTCGTCACGGCGTTTTTGCTATCCAGAACTGAAGGATGCAATGAACTCATACCGGGTTCGCAAATTGCGTCAGGCCCAACACGCCGAGCTTGCCTTGGAGCGTGCAAAGACCGGGAGAGCTCAGGCCGAAGCATTGATCGCTGCTCAGTCATTCTCTACCGGCGAAGTCGTATGCGAAGGCGGTGACTACATCAAGGAATTGGCGTGGGGGGATTGCTGATGACCAGCCGCGACCAATTCGAACAGGCCTACGCCGAGGACCACAACTGCGCGCTGGAGTGGTGCCAATCCCAGCGCCTGAGCAATGGCAGCTATCTGGATCGTTACATGGCCAGAGCCTGGCACTGGTGGCAGCGCGGCAAGGAGGCGGCATGAATAAAGCAGAACTTGCGGCGCTTGGCCCGAAGATTGCCATCGCCATAGAAGCGGGGAAAGCAGCGGCGGCCGCATGCGCAAACGACGGCGGCAGTGCGAACCTTGATCGAGTGGTGATCCCAATCCCCGGTATGCGCGCAACATCAGTTGATGGCGTTCCGGGCTATGTGCAGAAGGCGCACGGCTATCACCGGCAAGGCATTCACCTCGACACCCCATGGCCAGGCCAAGGCAACCAGCACAGCGCCGGTGTCCAGGCCATGCACAAATCACTCAAGGATCAGGGCGTGGACTGCTACGTCTACTACCAGGTCGACTGACCAACCCCTTCCCCATCTATCCACATGCCTGCCGGTGTACGGCGGGCGGGAGCCATAATGCTCGAAACAATTGAGGTGACGCGTGTGAAACGCTTCGCTGCGAACACTGCTGGGCGGGACATTGCTGTCGGCGACATCCATGGCCACTTCAGCCGGTTGCAAGCCGCGCTGGATGCCATCGGCTTCGACCCTACCGTAGACCGGCTTTTCAGCGTCGGCGATCTGGTCGACCGCGGCCCCGAATGCGAGGACGTGATCAAGTGGCTGAACAAGCCATGGTTCCACCCGGTGCGCGGCAACCACGACGACTACGTTGCCCGCTTCGACACCTGCGATATCGGAAACTGGATGCAGAACGGCGGCGTCTGGTTCATCGGCCTGCCGCTGACCGAACAGCAGAACTATCAGGTGATGTTCGAGGAGCTGCCGATAGCCATTGAGGTCGAGACCGCCGGCGGCATCGTGGGGATCGTGCACGCGGACTGCGTATTCGATACCTGGGCGCAGATGAAAGACGAACTGGAGTCGCCGGAGAGCAACAAACGGCTGCGCCTAACCCAAAACACTTGCATGTGGTCCCGCTCCCGGTACGAACAGCATGACTGCCGACCAATCCCAGACGTGCGCGCCGTAGTCGTCGGCCATACGCCAATCGAGCGCCCTGCGGTGCTGGGCAACGTCCATCACATCGACACCGGCGGATGGCTCAAGGACGGCAGCGGCCATTTCACGCTGCTGGATATCGCCACCCTGCAACCACTCAACCCCGCATAGACCCCGGACGGAGGTAGCCACCATGGCAAACGCAACAGCGGCGCAGCCGTCCACCATCGCACCCAGGTTCATTCGAGCGCGCGATGTGTACGGCTATTTGGGGATGTGCCGGACCGAGTTCGATAAGACGGTAAGGCCGCACGTCCGTGAATTTCCCATCGGAAAACAAGGGATCGCGTTCGACCGGCATGAGATTGACGAGTGGGCCGACGCCTACATTCAGGCCATGGCGATTGAAAAGGCATCCAATCAAGACAACAATCAACCCCGCAGCGAACGTCAGACCGGGGCCAAAGGAGCAGCTACATGGCCCAAAAAGCAATCACCGGGCTCCAGAAAATGCCGAACGGCATCTGGAAGATTGACAAAAAATACCGAGGAGAACGAATTCAGGAAAGTACTGGAACTAGTGACCGGGCGGAAGCCGAGCAGTACCTGATTCACATGCTGGAGAAGTTGCGCCAGCGCAAGGTGTACGGCGTGCGCCAGGTCCGGACGTGGCGGGAGGCGTCGATTCGCTTCCTGCTCGAGGTGAAGAATCAGGCATCAATCCATATTTCAGCTACTTACATGGAACAGCTCGACCCGTTTATCGGACACCTGCCGATCACCCATATAGATGACGACTCACTGGCTCCCTACATCCAGTCCAAGCTTCAGCCGGAAAAGGGAAAGCCTGTGACAAACCGAACCGTGAATATCGCGCTGCAACGCGTCATCAGGGTTCTAAATCTTTGCGCGAGGAAGTGGCGTGACGAGGAGCGGCGCCCATGGCTGGACGTGGTGCCGATGATTTCACTGTTGGATGAAAAGACGAACTCACGAAAGCCCTACCCTTTGTCCTGGGATGAGCAATCGATTCTGTTCGCTGAATTGCCAGCTCATCTGCAGACGATGGCCATGTTCAAGGTGAACACGGGTTGTCGCGAGCAAGAGGTGTGCAAATTGCAGTGGGATTGGGAGATTCCGGTACCGGAGCTGAAGACCAGCGTCTTTCTAATCCCTGCCGGATTTGGCGGCCGAAGCGCGAAGGCCGGCGTGAAAAACCGGGATGAGCGCTTGGTGATTTTGAATGACGTCGCCAAATCGGTTATCGAGCAGCAGCGCGGCAAGCATCCGCTGTACGTGTTTCCGTTTGGCAAGCCAGATAGTGAAGGGAATGAAACGACCGTTCACCGCATGAATGACTCGGCCTGGAAGAAGGCGCGAGTCAGGGCGGCGACGAAGTGGGGAGAGAAGTTCCTGCGCAAGGCCCACGATGGGTATTTGCGCATCCGCGTTCACGACTTGAAGCACACCTTTGGCAGAAGGCTACGTGCAGCAGGCGTGAGCGAGGAAGATCGAAAAGCTTTACTGGGCCACAAGAACGGAAGCATCACCAGCCACTATTCAGCAGCAGAGCTGGATCAGTTGATTGCAGCGGCAAATAAGGTATCAGTAACCGACTCGCGCGCACCAGCGCTGACGATTTTGAAGAGGAGGAATGCATGATGCAAAAAGGCAGGGTCACTCGAAAAGTCACTGACCCAGAAACAACAAAGCCACCAGAAGGCGGCTAAGTCATTGAATTATATGGTCGGGACGGAGTGATTCGAACACTCGACCCCTAGCACCCCATGCAAGCGGACTGGCCTACAGCCCGCATAACATAAGGCTCTCTGGCTTGGCGCTCGCTGCAACGATGCCTAACCGCGTTTTACCGTAATTCACTATGTCACTCGGAAAGTCACTGTGGATTTTAAGCCATGTCCCCGGCGTCCTGCCGACGTTCACCCTCTCCCTCTTATTATTTGAATGCCATCCTCCGGGCACGTACCGCCATCGAAAAGACCGATGAGTTCGGCCTCCTCCCATTCGAGCAATCCCCAGAGCCTGGCCGCGTCCGAAAGATCGAGCATTTCGTTCAACTCTTCAGCGCTGACCTGGTTCCGGCGGCGCGCGAGCATGGACAGGTCGACCAGCTTGCGCCGATGGGCCTCCGGATCGGTGACCAGATCGTCGCGAGCCTTAATAGCCACCCGCCAATCCGCCAGAGGGTTCTCAACCAAAACGGCACCACCAGGACTGAAAATAGAAAGCCCCGTCGACTTCCTCAACACCCGTGATGTTCAACCCGGTCGTTCCCAACCCGGTCACCTTCGCGTCGAGCAATCGCGGAAGAATATCGGGGCCAGCCCCTGTCTTCATGATGAACGCCTCGACCGTCACACGGCCAAGGCTGGTGCTGCCCGATTCGTTCATCTGGACGTCACCCTTGATAGGGGTGGATTCTCTGACCTCTTTCGCAGTCAGCGCCACGCCAAGGCGCCGTCGCGGGGTTACAAGGAAATGCATGGCTGCTGCTCGAATACTGTACATGCGTACAGTTAACGAGACTCGCAGGGGATGGGTCAATACTGTATGGGATGACCGCCGACAGATGACATCATTGCTTGATCATGGAGTCGTAGGAGCGCTCACAGGCAAGTCCGGCCCGACGACTTGCTGTAAGCGCTGCCGCCAGTTCGCCCGCATATCCATCAGCTTCTGATCGCAACTGGGCGAGCAGATCGGCAAGGTCGGCGATTGTCTTGCCTCGCTGGGCAAGGCGGGTACTGAGGGCGCCGCGATCGGCAAGCAACTTGTTGGTTTGCCCGCGCAGGCTGTCAACATCAGCACGCTGCTGAGCAGCAAGAGCATCATCTTTCTGTTTTTGATCGGCTGCATCGTTGCGTACCTGGTCAATGTCACGTTGGCGTTGCTTTTCGGTTTCGCGGGCTTTCTCGCTGGCTTCGACGGCCTTCTTGTCGATGTCCGCCCGGTACTCGGCGTATTCGGCGCTGACGTGAGCCAGCGTCAGAGTTTGGTAGCCGAGTCCTACCGCCAGCGCGCTGATCAGCGCGAACACGCACCACGCCCAGACCGGGACCAGCTTCAGGGCGGCGATCATGCTTTGCTCAGGAACAATGCTTGTTCGGCGGCGCGGCGCTTGGTCAGTCCGGGCATTTCCTTTCCAGCGGCCTTGTTCCAGCGCGGGAACTGATCGGCGGCGCGGGCATAGTCGCCAGCGTTGAGCTGCTTCAGCAGAGTCGACGATGCGAGATTGGCCGATCCGAGGTTGTAGACGAAGCTCATCAGCGCATCCCATTGGTTTTGGGTCAGCGGCACCTTCACCAATCTGGCGAGCTCAGGCTCGAACCGCGCAACGTCACCTTGAAGGTACTGGTCGGCCTGCTCTACGGTGATCCGCATGCCTTGCTTCACGCCGCGCGTAGTGCCGTAGCCGATGGTCCATGGTTCTCCGCCGGTTGCAGGGTCAGGATAGGCATTCAGGCGCAGGCCCTCTGCTGACTTGATGAGGTCGAAACCCTTAGTAGATGTTCGCATTGCTGTCTCCAGACACAAAAAAGCCCGCTCGTAAGCAGGCTCTGTGACTGGATGGCGGCGTCCAGTGTTATGCGGTTAATCTCGCAAGCCATGGTCACCGACTCATACCGATAATCTGGAATCATGAAATGACAAATGAATCACCATCCCAAGCCGATCTTGAGCTCTGGCATAGGATCGAGAATGACGAAGCGGGAACTTGGCGCCTTTTCTACGGACACCAAACCGGCGTGAAGAAGCATATTAGTCAGCACTTAAGTGCTATCGACGAAATAGGAATGAGAATAAAACGTGCAGAGGAAAGCGAATGCTATATAGAGCTGATGTCTTTGCGTCTACAGATTATTGATTTTTGGTTGAGGATATTTATCGAAAATCAGAGCCCTCAGACGAAGAGGCAGCGGGAGTTTGGCCGCCTAATCGAGCAGGTCAAAGAGCACGGATTTTCACCGGACATCGGGCAGCGACTAACTGCTTTCAACACATCGCGGGTTTCTGCGATTCACGGATTCATAATCGGGGCAATCAAGTATGACGAAGTGGAGAGGGATGCTAAATCCTGCCGCTCGCTGGTGGTGGAGGTTGTGAAGTTCGTTATTCAAAATACCGGAATCGTTGTTACTAGCAGGGAGCAACTTGTAGCGGATGTGGGCGCGATGGTCATTCATGCTGAAGGGTTTTGCGCCGAGGTTGAAGATGGTCGCCGCTATTAAACGGCGACGAGTTTCATTCCTCTGCAGCTGGCGCACTTAATAGTCCGGCTAGCCTTTAGATTTCCGCTTGATTGGCCGAGTCTTGGGCGCCGGCCGATAATTGCTGATCGGCCAATTCCTCGGTAAGCCGCTCTATCTCTGCTTGTGCGGCAGTCAGTTGCTCGGTCAGTGTTGCCGTGCTTGCCTGCTCAGATACCAGAGCGTTCGACAGACTCTGGTTCTCGATGATCGTATTGGCGTTGACCTCGCCGAGAACATCGCTAAGTTTTTGGCCGTTTTCACCATCGACAAGGGCCAGCTGCTCAGGCAGGTTGATAGTGCTATTGAGCACAGATCCATCTCTTGTGAGCTGAGTAATCTGCGTCAGGCTCGCGCCGGTCAGCTTTCCCTTGTTCGGATCAGTCTCTCCAAAACGCAGAAGGACTTCGTAGAAAAACGTTTCTTCGCTGTAGACAGGCATGATCAGCTCACTGTGGTTGTGGTGTTGAGGATTTGCCATACGGTGCCGTTGGACCGACAACGCTTTGGGCCGCCAGTGGCGTTGGTAACATCGATTTCGTAACCGCTATACACCGAGGCAGAAGGAAGCGTGGTTAGAGTGTATTGCCCAGGGAGGACGGGCCCATTTATTCGAGCCGCGCCACCAACCAGAAGAGTTGCTGTGCCATCTACAGCGGTGGCAGCAACTGCAACTTTACCCCCGCCGGCAGAAAGCAGAACTTCTGAGGTTGTCGCAGCGTTGCTTCCGGCGCACTTAAACTGGTGATCGACACTCGTTGAGCCATTACCTCTGTGGTAGGAAATGAGTACGTTCCCACTGGTATTAACGTTCCTGTTGAATCTAAATAGTGACTGATCAGTATTGCTGAACGGCACATCATCAATGTCTAACTGACCGCCCGTAGCCCCCTTGACATGCTGAAGCGTGGCGCCAAGGCCCCCTACTACCCGCATAGGAGAATCTGCGCCAAAGGAAGCCGTCCCGGTAAATCCTGGCGTATCTAGTGGCGCAGACTGATCGAGTCGGCCTCTCTGGTTGAATGTCCAGTTCGCACCATCCGTTCCTAATTCCACCCACTCTTTAGGCCCTAATACCATTGAGCTCGCGGCACCAGCGTCTGAGTCGGCATAGAGCGAACCGGAAGGGGTGGTGATTGTTAGGTTTCCGGTGTTTCCGTTCCGGATCGTGAACCCCTGGCCCGCGGTGAGCGTGGAGGGAGCAGGCAAGGTGCATGTGAGCCCTGGGACAGTGAACCAAATAACCCGACCTATCTGAGCCGATGTCAGGGTTTGGCTTGTGTTAAATCTAGAAAAACCACCATTCCAGCTTCTGCGGATAGAAGCGCTGGTGATATTTTCAGCCTGACCTAGGCCGACCATAGACTTCGTCACTTGGGTCCAGGAGCTGGATGCTTGATCCCAGACGAACTGCCCCGCTACCGACGGGATCGGCGTCAACTTCCCGAGGTCTCTATTGACCGTCATAAATCACCTGTCGAACAAATAGCCGCGCACCTGAATGGTCAGGCCGCCGAGCGTGATAATTCCGTTGAGGAAGTAGTTGAGCAGCTGATTGCCGTTCACTTCCACGTCGAACTGGCCTGCTTGATTCGCCTTCACGAAAAGCAGGTAGTTCGTGGTCGACAGCGTTCCGTTGTCGGGTGTGCCGATATACGCGTCACTGGTCGATGTGTTGTTGATCAGGGTGTACATCAGGCGGCATGTCATGGGGACGACGGCTGATGCGTCAACCAAAGTCGGCGTGGTGCCGGTCGCGATGTTGAGCAAGCGCGATTGCGCAATTGCGGCTCCACCGGGCGGCACGAAGCTGATGCGGTTGGCCCGATCGCCGACCTGGCTGTGCAGGAAGGCGAGAGTCGTCCCGCTGGCGTTGAAATACAGCGATCCGAGATAACGGCGGGTCGGATCGTTGGATTTCGTCCGGGCCGTGCCTTGGTAGGGATCTGCCGGGGCAGTGGCTGAGTATTCGAACGCCAGCACACCGTTGTCGTTGGCCAGGTAGAAGTGGCGCCAAGCGCTGGTCACGCCGCTCACCACAACGCTCATGTCAGTCTGCGACAGAGCTCTGCCTTGGTTCGGTATGTATGCCGCGCCCGGGCTGAGACCTACAGTCACTCCATCAGAGGCCACGCTCAGCTTGAGTCCGACAATCCTTGCGTCGTTTACGTTGTAGGCCATTACGTGGTCACCACCGTGTTGTCGGCTACGCGTAGCCAGTTCGTGCCGTTGCTCACCACCACGCCTGCCCCGCCGGCCATGTTCGTGCACCAGCGCTGCTTGAATGCATTGGCAGAGGCTGCAGGCAAGGCTGCGACTGTGTATTGCAGGAGGGCATCGTCCTGGGCGCGGACTGATCCGATTACCAGAACGGACATGATGTCGCTGGTTGTCAGTGCTCCAGAGGCCAGAACGATGTTGGTGCCGTCTGTTGCGGTGTAATCCGCTGGGGCCAGCAGCACACCGTTGAAGAATGCGACTATCGATCCGGCGGTGTAGCCATTCGGTACCGCGTAGGAGGTCTGGCCAACCGACGTTGTGGGGATTGTCTCTGCACGGAATACGCCGGTGTTCAGCTGGCCTTGGAGCTTACCTATCGCCACCAGAAGAGTGTCGGTCGCTAACACCGCCGAATTTGTCGCGGTGCTCAGCCCGGTCATCGGCGTTGAGCGGACCTGCGCCTGCGTGAACCCTGCCGGCGCTACCAGCGCGGTACCGTCTGCGCGTTCATAGTTGATCACCCGCCATGCGTTTGCAGCTGCGTCAGCTTGCAGAACAACTGAGTCACCGTTCTGCACGGTGATGTTCGCCTGCGTGGGCAGAACGAAGTTGTTGCTGTGTACGAGGATGATTCCTGGGCTGACGAAGGTAACCCGGCGGGTGGCCCCGGCCGCTGTGACCTTGGCATCGGTTATGCCGTTGATCTGCTGACCGACGCTGCCGCTTACGAACGCCACGTTGCAGTCTGTGAAGACCAGTTTCCCGCCGCCGTCGATGTTGGCCGAGCCGTAATTCTCGTTGAATGCGCCCGTCATCGTGCCGCCAGCAAGGGGAAGCTTGGTGTTGTCTGGGGTAGCCACTGATACCAACGGAGTGCCGTCGCCCCGCTGATAATCGATCATCTGCCACTGGGCTGAACCTACTGACTGCATTACCGCAGTGTCGTTGACTCGCGCCTGAATGGATGCGCCAGTCAGCAACTGGAAGTTCAGGCTCTGAGTGATCTGCATCGCGGCGCCGAACTTTAACAGGCGTGTGGCGCCGACCGCTGCAGCCGCCATCCCAGTCAGCGGCCCATCGCCAACTACCGTGATCGTGTTCGACCCGGCGACACTGGTGCCGTTGATCACTCCGTCGGCAGCGCTTACCGAGGCACTCCCGGGGTTTGCCTCGTTGAACGCACCGGTCATCTGCACGGTGCCGTTCTTCAGGAAGTCGCCAGCAGCGGAAAGCTGCTCTTGGCTGACTATGTCCTTCGGACTGGACCTGACCCCGACATGCTTCATTTAAGCAACTACCGTTACGCGGTACTGCCCGGTCGTAGGCGCGGTGCCGAAGGTCAATTGCACCGTATTCACACCATTTGCCACCCAATCGGCGATTACGCCTGCGTTCGTGCTCACCTCTTTCACGCTGACTGCAACGTCCTGAGTGTTTAGGCCGTGAGTGATGGTAAGTGTGGTGGCGGTGCCGTCGCCGATGGTGGCGCTGGCTTTGCGGGCGACAACAGCGGGATCCGCAGAAATAACACCACCGGAAATGATGATCCCGTTGCCGGCGCTATACGAGGATCCGCCGCCGACCTGGACAAATACCAGCGCAGTGGTCCCGATGGTGATCGGGCCATCAGTACCGTTCAGCCAGACCTGGTTTCCTTGAGCCGTGCCTTCGCTGACAAAGGTTGCTGCCCCCAAGGCCTCTGCGCCGGTATCGAAGTCAGTCGAACGAGTCCAAGCGCCAGTAGCTGCGACGTAAATGCCGTTCGCGGCACCGGCCGTTTGGTTTTTGACCAGCACCCGATCGCCAGCCACGACGCTGACGCCGTCGATAGTCTGTGCGCCAGAAAGCGTGATATTCGCAGTCGTGGCAACTCTTACAGGCTGCTTCCATGAGTAGCCCTGCACTGCAGCGTTGAGCTGAGCAACCGTGGCTGCGTCTTGAGGGTTCGTCCCGTCAGCCAGATTTACAAGCTTGAACCCACTGGCATCAAACTGGTTTGTGATTTTCATGCGTGCCGCCTCAATTTAGATACGCCACGCCCGCGAACGGGATGCCGTGGGTTACTTGAACAACGTCACTGCTGACGTAGGTGATGTCTGGCTCGACCTGCCTCCCCTGCCCATCGGTCACGGTCACCGACGGGAACCGATCAAGGTTGTGCGGAATAGTCCAGGTCGTGAGAGGTATGTTCTGCGGCCAGACGAAGGTTGAGCTGGCACCAGCGCCAGATTTTCCTGGTGCCCCGCGCTGCCCTGCCATGACCGTGAAGCCGCCGCCGTACTCGCGACGGATCAGGCAGCCGTCCTCCCCGCGGACTACGAACGCCGAATTCATCGCGTTACCTCGGCGCCGATCGTGACCTTGCTGACGTCAGTAACCGGATAGACGTTTCCGTCAGGCGTGATCAATTCGAGGTCATAGACGCCGCGCGACCAGGTGATGCCGGCGGTGACGGCCGGGGAAAGCCGGACAATCAGCGAGGCCAGATTGAAATCGACTTCAATTTCGCCGTCAGGCGCGGTTGAAGGGTCAGAATTCAGCGTCAGCAAAATGGTCCCGTCGACACGATCGCGGATCTGCATCCGTGCTGAGCAACCGGTGAGGTCGAAGGGGTTGTTGAAAATGACTGAACCGCCGGAGGTATATGGTCGCCACTCATCCGCCCGGACCGTGTTCAGCTCGATCGTGCTCGGGTCTATGGCTGTCGCGATGTAATAAGCGTCGTCATCGCTGTTCAGTTCGTAAGGCTGACGAACGCCCTCAATCCTGATCGGCCACCCGTCAGGGATACCATGATCTGAAATGGCGAGGCGCACCGGAGCAGTGCTTGGCATTGCCAGGATGGGCTTGTAGACCAGGTCATGGTCGGCGTACCGATACATGAACTCGAAAGTCTTGCCCTTGACGATGTTGATGTCGACGACGGGGGCGCCCATGGAAATCTCCTGCGATTTCCGGTGAGCGTATGTGACTGGATTGAGAGGGGAAGCGGCTACGAGCTAACGTTGACGAAACAGTGAAGCTCTCGATGGCTGCTTCATTGGATTGTGCGAGTTGTAATCGACAAGCGCGATATGGGTAGCCGAAAAGCGTTGAAAGTGAACGACGTAATCAGACGTGAGGTAACTCGCCATCGGGTTCTTGCACGGGTTCCAGCGAGGATGACCAACGTGGACATGCCATAAGTCATTGCGCTTGGCGAAGTAGATTTTTGCAGCTCGGTCTGGGTCGTTGTGCGGGACGTTGTCTGTCGGCCCAAACTTGCCACGAAAGCCCTTGAGGCCGTTTTGGTGGAAATGAAACACAAATTCGCCAATCAACTCCTGTTCGTCCTGGGAGAGATTATCGAAAAGTAGAAGGAAGGGAGCGCTAAAGTCTACTTGGCACGGCATTTATCGGCGTTCTCGCGCATCCATGCACGAAAGTCTTCGCGCGGCAAATTCTCAGGCATGGCGAATCGTTCGCCATTGAGGGCTGTCTTCATCCGGGACAAGTCGAAATTGACCTCTTCCGGACCTGTATCGTGCTTAGGTGGGATGTAATCGTGAATCTTCATGGCGTTGCCCTCGATGGGCGCTGGTCCTGTATAGGGTAGGACATGGGCTCTGATAGGGCGTTCCCATTACCGTTATTAACGGTCTACAAGGATCAACCTATATCATTTATCAGCTTGCGCCACGAAAACATGATTTCTAGAACGTGGCGCATGACAGGTTCCGACGACTGGTAGCAGAAAATCCCTTTTTTCCTGTAGGCGAAAGCTTACGACCAGCCTCCGGAAGGCGCAAACCTAGTAACAAGATATCTGACTGTTCTGATAGCCATAGGATCGGCAGTTGAAATTGGTTTTTGGCGGCGGCTGATATTGAGGTGCCTGCTTGATGATGATTACAGAAGGGGGCCGCTCAACCCCTGCGGCTATTCGCGCCTGTCGTGCGGCGCGCGCCGATGCAGCAGCATCGCGGCTCTGCTGCTTGATTCCCATTGTACTGGTGCTATCTGGGACGATGGTAAGCGTGCCGGAAAAGGCGTCTGCGCACGCCAGGGCAAGAAACAGCGGAATGATGAGCTTCACGACCGGATCCTTGTCGAGTGGTAACGCTGCTGCGCCAAGGTGGGCAGCACTGGTTAACGTTACATCGGCATGAATTCGTTTAGCTTGAGTGTGCTGGCAGTTTATCTGTCAGGCTTAGCGAAACCTTCAACGATCCAAACGAAAGCGGCCCCTACTAGGTACAGGCCAATCACAGGCAGAACGCCTATCATCGCTACCTCCAGCCAGTCGACCGAGGCAAATCTGGTAGTCATGAAAAGGACCAGCACCAACCATATAATCGAGATGATCGCCCATGCACGCCTGAATCCTGCCTTATACGCGAACTTCACTGTTACATCTCGCATGGCGCTACCTCTGTACGGTAGAACATCATAAACGGCCGCCGATCATCATGCCAGTTACTGCTCTGGACCGGCCGTCAGGTATGCGAGAGGCCCGACTGCCTGCACACTGGCACGGGATGTATCGCTGAGGTTGCTCTCCCACTTGCGATAGGTCTGAGTGCGGACAAGCTGCTTTTCACGGGCAAGCACGTTGGCCCTCAAGTTGCCACCGCTGGCGGCATATGCCTTGACCATGTTCTGGAATTGAGGCGAGGCCAGCAGGTTGCTCGCGCTTTCCTGGATTGGCGTGCGCGGCTTAGCTGCTGCGTTGGCAATGACGCCGATAGCGCCGACACCAGGAAGGCCAAGGCTACTCGTCACTCCCTCTGCGGCTGCCGCCGGCTTGGCGACGTCCCAGATTCGACTCAACAATCCGCCCTGGGCAGCATAATCCTTCAGCACTCCGAGAGAGACCCCGGTTTTCACTACCTCATCAGAGGCATCTTTCATTGCCTTCGCCACGGTGTAGATATCGTCCAACCGCTTCTGAGCATCTTCTGGCAGGTATTTTGTCAGCCTTGCGCGCGCAGCATTATTTCTATTCAGATCGCCGTACCAGTTCACGAATCCGGAAGCGCTGAGCTGCTTCTGAGCGCCAGACTTGTTGGTGAAGGCGTCATTCAAGGCGGTGACAATCGCGTCTTGCCTGCTTGATTCAGGGATGTGCTGGATGATGTTGTCGAAGTTCTTGAAGTTGCCCTGGCTGAGCTGCTTGACCGACGCCCCGAGGCTTGTCGCGATCGAGCCGGACAGGTCTTTGCCTAGAACGGACTGCAATCCCTCTTCTAATCCTTTGCGTTGAGCGACGATCGACTTGGCACCTTGATACACGGAGGCGAGCTCCGGGCTAACCGAGCTAATCAGGGCTTCCTGATCACGGGTCAGCGTGCCGTAAAGGGCGTCTAGCTGTCCTTGCTGCATATCTTTGAAAGGACCAGTCCGGCTGTACCCCTGCCCTACCTGCTTGCGCACCAAATCCAGCGCGGCATAGGTCGGATTTGTGGTGATGGTCTGAATCGTGCCGGGAATCATCGGATTCGGCTCAGTCCTGACCTTCGGCGACAGGATGCTCAGCGCTTTTCGTTCGTCGCCGTTCAGCAGCGGGGCACCGCCAAGATCAGCCATCTTTCCCTGAAGGTAGGCGATGGTGTTATCCGCTGGCGCCTGGGTTGAACGGGGAATCTGCTGGCCGATGTAGCCATACAGGTCGTCAGCTTGACCTTTGAGCCCGTCGATGGTCTGAGTTGCATTGCGTTTGAATTGATCGGAATAGGCGGCCTTGTCGGTACTTCCGCCGAATTCGTTGATGAAATCGTCGGCTTTTTGCGCCAGCTGGAGATAACTGGATTTCTTCTGCTCGTTCAGGGCGCTGCCCGGGATTGCCGAGAGAGCGCCCTCGATGTTGCGATAGGCTTGGCTCCCAGAAACCTGAGCAGGTGTCAGGCCGTCTACCCCGATCCGCGCAGCGGCATCAATGACATCTTGCTGAGGCTTAATTACCGCTGCAAGATCTCCTTGGGTGAGCTCCTGTGCAGATTTAGGTGCGTTTGCTGCTTTGACAATTGCCTGAGTAGCCTCATCGGCAGCGTTGGCTGCGGGCTGTGCTGCTCCCGGAGCAAGCGCAGGCGCATTGACGGCCGTCGCATCCTCGGCAGCATCAATGCCAATGCGTGCTGCGCCAGAGTCCGCAGCCTTTCGTGCCAGCGCCGAACCTCCCGCCAGAACCGCCGGCAGCGCGCCTCCAATGGCTCCGCCTATAGCGGCACCTGTAGCCGCTTCAGGCAGGCGTTCCGTGACATCACCTTCCGCTGATCCGAAGCCGTATAGCCCTCCATATCCGGCACCCATTGCTGCGCCCTTCCCGACTGTCCCGGCTAAGCTGGCAGAGGCAGACGCCCCACCAGTTGCTAGCGCTGGTATAACACCCCCGGCAAGGTTGCCCGCAACGGAAGCTATTGGATTCTGTTCTTGACCTGCTTTTAGCAATGCGCGCTGGTTTGCGACGTTGGCTTCATACCTTTCACCAAACGTTGGAGCGGCGGACCCATTCTCTGCCACCGGTATAAGCGGCTGAACCGCCGCGTCCAGCCCAGCTATGATCTCATCCTGCAAGCCGAAGGTGACGCCATCCCCTAACCCGCGAACGAATGATTCGCCTGCTCCAACTTCAGGAGTCACAGGCTTGGATGCGCCGGCGGCAGCGGGTTGGGATTGCTCCACAGGGGTAAACGCATCCAGCCATGAGTGGTCAGCTGCACCCCCCGCTGGGGCAGTCGCTGTTGGCTGAGTTGGTACACCAGCAGTCTGCGGTGCAGGGGATGCGTCAATAGGTGTGTAATCCTTGAGCCAATCCTGATCAGCCATCGTCATTTCCTATATTGCTTGCCGTCGGGGCCAATGAAGATGGCGCCTGGTGGGAGCGAATCTGCCTGAGCTTTGGATGTCACCGTTGGAATTCCTGCGGGTGGCGATGCGCGTACCGATCCAGCCTGCGCTTGGGAGGCTGGCGTACCCAAACGATCGCGAGACGCAGCAAAGGTTGACCGAATATCTGCGAGTGACTTGCGGAAGGCCTCTTCACTCATCTTCGGCGAAAGCGCTCCGATGGAGTCGGAGAGTTTTTTCCCCTCTGCGTCCGATAGCGCGCCAGCACCCTTCAAGAGAGCCACCTGAGGCAAGAAGCTCTGCGCTTTTAGCGTATCCAGTTTTGCCTCAAAATCTGCTGATTTGGAGCCTGGAACCGTCGGAAATATGGAGGAGAAGCCAACCGCACCCTCTAGTCCAGGATCCTCGTCAAGACGTTTACCGCTTGGGTTTTTTGGATCAACTTTCGAGCCAAGGAGAGAATCCACTGACGCCAGCGCCTGATCAATGGTTGCAACCTGCCCAGCCTGGCTTCGAGTTCTGTCTTGCGCAGCCTGCTGCTGCGATTGGGCATTCTGCTGGATCTGCTGCTGCTTCAGCTGCCCCTCTAGTTGAGTATTGCTGAGCTGAGCCTGAGCCTGCTGCCGAGCGAATGCATTCTTTCCAGTAGGATCGAGGACTCGCTGCGCTGCGGCCTGTTGTTCCGGCGTTGCTCCCGGTGCCTGTCCTGCAGAAAGAATGTCTTCAAGTCGCGCATTGCGCTGAAGAGCCTGTTCTGTGCCCCGGCTTTGCTGGCGTCCAATGATTGCGTTTTGGGCTGATGAGATGGTATCCAGCCGGGCCTTTGCTTCCGCTTGGTCCTGCTGATCACGGTACACGTCCGCTCGTGTGATTGGCCGACTACTGTCTCGCACGATGGTCGTGTTGTTCGCCCGAGTATTGGCGGCAAGCGCATTGTCCAGACGATCCTTATCCCGATACGCATCGCGCAAGTCGTTAGCCTTTTGAAAGCGCGACATGGCCAGAGCCGAATCACCGGTTTGGGCTTGGCTGAACATGCCAATACCGTCGCCCAGATTCGATGCCGAGCCCAATGAGCCCAGCGAAGCCTGTGGATCTGGAGAGCGACCGGAGCCGGGTGACAGCTGAGAGAGGGAATTTGGAAGCTGTGCAGCAATCGCTGTCGGTTGGCGCCCGGCCGCCGAGGCTAGATCTGCTGACTGGTTGGAGAATTCAGGGACTCCCCCGACTCCGGTGCGAGTGACAATGGCATTGCTACCGGTGCCGATCCCGGTAGGCCGGAATGCGTTTTCCAAACTGGCAGGAGCCTGGGCACCACCGGCCTGAGTTGTGGAAGGCTGATTGAAGACTGGCGCTGTCACGGCATTGGCAGATGGCGGCGTACCCACTGGAGACAACGATGCAAGGCTCCCCGGTTGAGTTGCGGTGGAGCTGGTTCCAGTTGAGGTAGCTGCACTGGCCGGGGCTTGACCTGGTGACAGAGAGTCAAGCCCGACTGGCTGTGCTGGGGGGACAGAGGCTGTCGGCTGCGCGGCAACTACGGGCGCCAGAGATGCCAGACCAGTCGCCGCAGGAAGCTGGCTTGATGCTCGAGCGATAGGCCCGCCCGTAATGGATTGCACGCCATTTGCCTGAGCGGCGCGCTGTGCTGGTGTCAGGTAGGCCGTAGCCAGGTCACCGACGAGGTTGCCGACTGCCATTGTTGTCACTCCCGCAGGTATGCTGATACCCGCAGGCTATGTGACTGTACCGCTCAATCAAGCAGCTACCTCGGCTCCGACAATGTTCGCCCAGAACGCCGGCGGTGGCAGTGCAATTCGCGAGGCGAAGGCCGCTGGGCCTGCGAATTGGGTGTTTTCGCCAAGCGCTGCGTCCATGATCATGCGGACGTCGGAAGTACCACTGAACCCCGAACTGGTCAGGGTCTCGGTGATCAGCCTGTAGTTCCCTAGATCGTCGTAGCCCTGCGAAGAGCTATGGGCAGGATCGGCATCGCCGGTTATATAGTCCAGGGATCCGACACCGTCAGCCGCAGCCAGCGCAGCAACAGATGCCAAAGGGATGAGCACACCTGGTACCTGCACATTCCTCTTGTTGGTCCAGGTGCTGCCAACCTTGCGGATCAGGTATAGCGTGCTGGTTGAGGTCTGGTTGTCATCCAGAACAAACATGGATTCGCCCGCATCAGAACGGATGAATTGTCCAGACGAGTTCGCGGCAAACCCGCTGGGCATGGTCAGTGTCGACTTCAAGTAGCCGCTGGCTTTCAGCTCATAGAGAGCGAATGGGATGACCCCGCTGGGGGCGTCGGCCTGGGCTGGATCAAGACCAAAAAAGTAGGCCTCTTCCTGTCCGCCGGCGGCGAAGTTCAGCACGGGGGCGCCACCCAGCCACGAGGGTGCATCCATCTGGACGTGGCTGGAAGCGATGGTGCGGGATACGCCAGCGGGTGATACGGCCATCAGCAGCAGGTCTTGCATGAAGTTGAGCGCACCGCCTGACTGTACCAGCCCTATGGCAAAGATCAGCTCGTCTGTGGCGCTGACGCCGATCAGTTTGTAAACCTCAGAGATGGACTGGTAGCTGCCGCCGTACGCGGTCTGAGCCGCCGCCTGTAACGGGGCGATCGCGTCCTGTAGCGGCTGCTGGGAGTAGTCGACGGTCTTGGCAACTTCGCCTGTCAGCGGCTCGACCATCAGCGTCTTGAGCAGTCCAGCATCGCTTTGGCACGGAATCGTCAGGTAGGTTCTCACGTCGCAATTTCTCCGGTGTCGATGCGTACTGACGGGTCATTGACCCACAACTGATTGCCAATGAGGAACGGACCGTTCTCGCCGGTGTAATCTTCCACGTAAAGGCGCCACGTCCATCCACCATCAACCGACAGGTAGACAGTGTCGACCGGATACGGCTCATCTGGGAAAGTGCCCTTGATATTCGTGTGGAATCCGGCCAGCAACACGGCCGGCCTCTCGGCTACGTCGTCGGTTGCAGGAATCATCCACTGCGCGCAGGTGATGGTGCAGAACTCATCGGACCACACTCGCTGCTTGATGGGGCCGCGGACTTCTATCGTGCCGTTGACCGTGTCGACCACCATGCAGCTGACCATATGCGGATCGATGTAGGTGCCGAACCCATAAGCCTCGCTCAGTGTGTTGTCCGAATACTTGGTGTACATGTAGAAAAGCTCGTTTGGGATGCAGGCCGTCACCAGCTTGTTGTCTCCCATGTACTGGCACGCGCCGTAACCGTTCTTGTCTGTCCACCATGGCTCACTGGTATTGCCGGCGGCGAAGTAGCTGGCGTCTAGTGGAAACTCGAACCTGCCGGGATTGCCCATGTTTGGATGCATCAGAGCAGCGACTTCACCGCCAAGCACTACGCGAGCGGGCCCTGAATCGCCAACGATGTAAAGCACGAACTCCCCGCCAATTGATGCGCTGCCGACCCATGCCATGGTGTCTGACTCAAGCGGTGGCCGGGGATCAGGGCTGGTGCCACCCTCCCCCCTGTACTGCCATTCCTCCCAGACCAGCGCGTAGGCTGTTCGCTTGACGCCGCCTTCCGGATCCGTCCGCTTAACTGACTCAACGCCGATCAGCCATGGATTAACGAACTTGTCGGCCTCGGCACCGTCGATAGGCCGCCACCCTGACTCGGTGTAAAGCGGGTCGTTGAAGTCCGCTTTCAGTACGTGCACTTCGTTGTCGTTGTCTATGACAAGGATAGCGGCCGCCATGGTTGCATCACGCTGCCCATAACTCAGCGAGGTACCGTTTGCTCCTGATGTGTGGTTGGGGGCCCAATACACGCAGAACGTTGCAAATCCTTCGGTGCCGAACTGGTCTGAGTACCGGGCGGACATCGGATTGAGCCACCACGAATACGTGGTCAGTGTCGGCACGCCAGTAGGTGGAGGATTGGACGGGTCCAGATCGTTTGCGTCCGTAGAAGGGAATCCGTAGAACGTCGCCGGCTGCGGACGAATGTCGGCGCGAGGGATATCGCCGACAGTGACGTAAACCATGCTGTCGATATCTGCACGCAGTTGCTGCGGCTCTTCGCGATCAAAGTCTCGACGATCTACCGTACCTCGCCCAATGAGGAGGCCGTGCTCGCCCAAGATGTCGTAGTAGGTGCCACCAGGCACAGCCCACGTCTGGCGATACTGGCGAACAACCTCGGCCACCATTTGATACTTGTCTTCACCATCGGCCGTAGCGGAAGGTACTACGCTACCGTGCGCGCGCAAGAGCGGTGGCCGCTTGCCCGCGGCATAGGGGCTGCTGCCGGGGTACACCGCTCGGTTTATCAGCCTGCGCTGCTGGAAAGCCCAGCCGCCAGTCAGTTCTCTTTCGCTGATCCAGAACACGTTCAGGGCGAGGTAGTTCTGTTTTGGTGCTGCATCCTGAGAAACCATCGACTCTCTTGCTGTAGTGAGCGTCAAGCCGATGCTGACGTTCTGCGCGAAGGTGAAGTGGTCGTAGGTGTCCATCTGCACTTCGGAGCTGATCAGGGCCATCGGTACGCGCCGATAACCAATGGACAGCAATCCGGAATCCAGGACTACAGGGGCGAATGCCTGATCGAAAACCGTGGGCGCATTACCCCCCTCTCCTGCAGGGATTGCGGGCACCGACACGGTAAGAAGGGTCTGATCCTCTGTGTCCTTGCGCAGCTTGTAGGTTTTCGTTCCGTCAGGGTCGAAGAAGTCATCTCGAGCGCCTACTGGCCCCAGTTCGTTGCGCAATCCCAGGGTGTGACCGGCGTGCATGATCATCGCAGCAGGATCGAGGATGAAGACGTTGTACGACTCAAGTGCGCGGTTCGCACGGATTATGTAGCCGTCCTGAATCTCATATTTCGACTGGACGTCCGAGGCGCTCGCTGACTTCCCAAGTCGGCGGGCTTGCCCGTACAGTTTCGAGCCTGTACGGGTGATCGGCTTGACAGTGACCGGCAGGGAATCGGTCATAGCGTCTCGATCTGAGCGGTGAGGGAACCAGCCGCGTTGTAAGCCTGACCTGCGATCTTGGCGAAGGCATCGACTGCCTGCCCTTGGGCCTGACTCGCACCAGAACCTGCTGAATAAAGGCCGATCTTGTTCCGATCGACGCCGATGGCAAGATCCACCTTTTCGGTCTCTGACTGAAGCCTCAACGCCTCCCAACTTGTCTCTGCGCCATAGTAATTGCTCAAGGCGTTGTAGAACGACTGGTAAGCCTGGGCGCGAATCCGGGCGGTCTCGTTGCCGAGGTTGTACACGCTGTAATAGGAGCGGAAGAAATCGGCGCTAGTCGAGAGAATGCCCATTTTTAATTGAGCAGCAATGCCCACCGCATGCTTCAGGATATCGACCTTGATGTCGGCCTCTTTGATCGCCTGCTCTCTGACAACATCAATCGAGGCATCAGTAGCGCGCCTCTCCGATTGGGCCAGAGCGTCAACAAGCGCACCAGGTGGCAAGGAGAACCCACGGGAGGAGAATGCCGCTTCAAGGCTTGAGCGCTCACTACGAACCGTTTTGTACACTCGATCGCGCGCCTGCTGCCAGACCAGATCAAAAACGGTTTTTTCGACGCCGAACGGGACTACGCCACTGATCACATTGATCAGATAGTCCTCGGGCACATTCTTGAACCCTGAATTGATCGATGGAAAGTATTTCTGCAGCCACGCATCCACCTGATCATTCAGGGCCGCCGTAGTGGCCGCCGTGTTATCCGCCCCGGTGAACAGATCGCTGAACTGAGGCGCAGACCCAAAGCTTTTCGGCCCTACCGTATAGGTCAGCGATGGGTTGCTCAGGTTCGGCTTGACGTCGGCCCCAATTCGACCCGCGCTGAGCGAGGCAAGCCCGGTCGCCGACTGCGCACTCGAGAAGAGCTGACTGGTTGTGCTGCTGTAATCAGATGCCATGCATCACCCCTGCTACGTTCGCCGACCATTGGCCGATACGACCCATTCGATATTGTCCAGCTGAGCGCCAGTCGCCTGTGTCACTTCGAGGCGCATGTTCCAATGCCTGGATTTAACACCTCGGGCCAGATCAGCCCTGAATTCTGAACGCCGCTTGTACGCTCGATAGCTGCCTTCTCGTTCATCGTCACCCGTCATCCGCACGACGACATCACCATCGGTTTCAAGCCCCAAGAAAACGTTTCCGACCCGCTTAGCCTGAGTTGTCCCGAGATCTTCTTCGGCGAAATCGATCAGCATGTTGATTGGCTGGCCCGCGTCACTACTCCCGCCGATGCGGTAAAGCCCGTCAGACCTGAAAGCGTAGGTTTCCATCCCGACTCGACAGAAGCCGTCGAACTCGAAGCCAACGTATCGGGTAACGGCTCCGGTCAAGAGATTGGTGGCGTACTGCAGGAACGCGAGCGCGTCGACCCCTGATTCACTGGATAAGCGGAGAATGCTCTGCATGCCAGCGACTATTTCGACACTCGCCCCGCCGCCATCCAGCAGGACGATGGTGCTTTCCATGCCCGCTACGATGTAGATCCCGCCGCCAGCCTCGCTGCTGAGGGAGAGGTCGCTACTCAGATCACCGTAGAGGACGCCTCCATAGCCGTACTCATCTGACAACGTGAGCGTGCTCGACATACCTGCGTTGCCGATGTCTTGGCTGTAGACGCTGATTGCCGGGCTATCCACAGCATCACCTGGCGAATACAAAACCGTCTGGAGTGCGCGCGCACCCACCGAAGGGATTGCGCTGGTGTAATTCCAGTCACCGGCGACGTAGTAAACCGTTGAACCAACCCGATAAATCGAGACCGTGATATCGCCACTGAACTGGATTCCGCTTGAGGCAACTACGGTTCCGCCTTCAATGACACGAAGTGGCATGCCCGCCTGCGCCAAGAAACCATGCTCAACTGATGTCGAGGACGGGTTGCTTAGCGCGGGTGCCAGGCCGGCGATCACACCTGCGCTGCCAGCAACAAAGGTGAGGCTTGCTACCAGATCTGCTGAACGAGCGCTGGCCGAGACCGCACCCGCATCCCAGGCGTTTGTTGTTGCCAGCTTTACCAGCTTGTTGGCCATGAGGTCTCGCCTTCGTTATGCGAGGACGTTCTGTGTCTGATAGAGCTGAAACGTCGACCCAGCAGGAATGTCGTACGGCGTGGCGAAACGAGCAATCGACAGCAGCACGCCTGTGTTTCCGCCTTTCGCAGACTCAGAAACCACGAACCCGCCGTACAGGCGTTTGGCCGCCGTGAATGTGAAAACTGCACGGTTATTGATGCTGGTGATCAGGCTCACACCGTCATAGGCAGCGGTCCAGATTGGACGCGAGGTCTGGCTATACGCCGTCGACTCACCGATCACGCTTGGCAGGTCGGATGATTTAGCGGCCTTCACCGGGGTGTAGTTGCCCTCATACACGCCCACATACCACGGCGCGATGACTGGCTGAGTGCCAAGGAACAGGCCGGCGACATAATCAACGCCGACCTGAGGGTTCAGGTTCGCATCCACACCACGCTGCAGGACGTTGCCGTCGGCATCGATCACCTCGCCAATGAAGACAAGTCCACTGCCAAGCGGCGCGTTTTTTTCATGGGTGCTCATAGAATCTCGATCTCCGCTTCTGAGTAGTCGTTGGCCCGGAGAGGATTGACCTCCGAAGCGCTGCGCATCGTGGTAACCACCAACTGGCTACCGTTGCGCTCGATAATCCCGGAGCTTCCGTGACTGGCGAGGCCTGGCAAGAAGTTTGCGGCGCTGATCAAAGCCGCCTTGCCCAGACCATCGCTTTTCGCCAACCCATAACCGGTCATCCATGCGGCGAAGTTGTCGACCGTCTTAACCATGGACCCGCGCACGCCGCCATAGGGAAGAATGTCCAGCTGCTGAGGCTCGTCGGTTTCTACCCCGGAAACGAAGTAGGTTTTGTCAGAAAGGACGAATAAGCCGTTGTCAGCCGCGACGATGCCGTCTATTTGGGCCGGATATTGGAAGAATCGCTTTGCCTGGTTGCGCAAGTGAGGTCTTAGAGGCTCAGTCAGCCAAAGCGTTTTGCCGTCTGCAATGCAGATGACGCCACCAGCCTCGCAGATGTAGTCGCCAGGCACCGGGGCTCTGAGGCCTTCCGTTTCCAGTCTCTGCGTATCAGTGTTGACCGTGGAGCAGAGGAAGTTTCCGACGCCTTCAAATTGCAGGTAGAGCTCACTGCCTTGCGCTGGAGCAATGTACAGGCGAACTTTCCCGCCATCTGGCGGCGTAGGCAGAGTGAAGCTAAGCCCTGCGTTACTGGGCACCGTGACGACAATTGGTAGTGTCGTACCACCTTCATCGCCGTGCGCATCGACGAATGTCACCGAGCACTGGTATTCCCCAGCTAACAGACCGCCATCGGTTATGGCGGGGACTGGCTGACTGCTGACAAATGGCACTCCCCAAGTCCGCAAGGTGCCGCCTTGGAACCGCAGACATTCGTCTTCGGTGCAGAAAAACAGTTCCTGGTTGAATACGGCCCCAGCGACCCGCCCATAGCTGGCAATGGCTTTCAGAGAGCTGGTTGAGTCGGTTTGCGCGTCGAACAGGCGAAGGGTCGCGCCGTCGGCCATCAGGACATAACTCTGTACGCTGAGGATTCCCCTCAGGGCGGATCCGGACACCTGTTTCGTGTAGCCAGCGCGCATCATGAACACGCCGTTTGGGCCGGGATCGACGTTCAAGGCATCCCTGACCGTGCCGGCCGGCATTGCGAACTCATTGGCGCGGTTGTTTATTCCGCCAGGCCATGGCCCGCGAAGGACCGGAGGAGCCTCTGCCATTACCAGTTGCTCCGGATTGGGCGAGAGCAATCGCCGCGACGAAGAATCCCTTTCTCCAGAGCGGTCTGGCAGGCTGCCTCAAATCGAGCCAAGTGCTTGTCAGAGCTTTCGATGCTGTAGGTTTCACCCTCATTCACCCGATAGGCCTTGTAGGCCATATACGCGAGCAAATGGCGCCGATCTGACGGAAGCATGTCGGGAATGCGATCACACTTCGCGAGCTCCTTGATCGGCCGGCGGATGACCTGCAGCCGAACCTCACCGGCAGCAGTCGGTTTTGGGTAAAGCTTCAGGGTGCCGACCGGATTGAAGTGGAAATGCGAGCCGCAGCCGTTGTAGGCCATCCAGTAGCCACCACGAAACCCATTCCCGAAGCCACTCAAGCATCGCTGAAGGCGGCATGAAGGACTTCCCTCGATCCAGGCATCGACAACATCAATGATGCAGGGGTCTAGCTCAAAGCGATCTTCGCCGACGCCATACGGAATCAGGGTGACGTCGCTGTCGTCGTCGTAAAAGCTCTTCGACTGCTCGGCGAACTCCGTCAGCGCCTCATTCGCCCATCGAACCAACTGGTTATCGGACCAGAAATAAGGCTCAACGGCGTCCTTTTCGTCTTCACGAAAGGCTTTTATGAGCGCGCTGACGGTCTCGTAAGCCATGACTTATGCCAGCGAGTCTTGGAAGTGGTCCCAAGCGTCGTTAGCCTGGGCGCGGGTCACGTTGAAGCCTGCCTGCGCCTTCAGGGCTTTCAGGGTCGGCTTGCCGGTGTTGTCCAGATCGTCCGCTTCGTCGCGCTCGATGATGGCTTCAATAGCTTTGATGATCAGTGCGCCGTTTTCAGAGCCAGACTGATCGTCGCTCTCGTCTTCTTCGTATTGGGCGCCCAAGTAGATGCACCCCGCTTTCAGGGCGTGTTTGTGGAACTTGCTTGGGATCACGCTTCCCTGCTCGCCGTCGGCAGGATCGGTCTGATAGACGCGAATGCTGTGCCCGGACGGCAGGAAAACTGGATAGGATTCTTCGCCTTTCGGCGGGAGGATGCGTAGTGGTTCAGCCATGGTTATTGCCCCTTCAAATGTTTGAATGCCCCGGCGGACCGGGGCGGCTTGGTATTACTCGGAGATTTCGTCACCTTTGCGGTCCACGACGTACTCGATGTACACGCGGGCGGCACCGGCAGTTGCTGCTGCGCCTGTCTGAGCGAAGGTCACGGTTACAGGGCCTTGCCCTGGGGTGATGTAACCGGTTGGTGTCAGCGCTTTGATGCCAGCGGTCTTCAGATCAATACCAGCGCCGTAACGAGCCGGCGTTGCTGCGTCACCCACGCTCAGGGTTGCAGTGGTAGCCGAGTTGTACGGAGTGGTCACCACGACGAACGCGCGGATGACCATCGAGCCTTCTGGAAGCACGACCACGTTCTGCGTCGCAACGGTGGCGAAGTCAGCGGAGAGCATTTCGTTGTAGCCAATCACTGGCCATTGATGGTCGTAATGGAAGTAGTTCATGAGGCCTCCTTAAGCGCCCGAGTTCGGCAGATAGTGGTCGACAGCGACCACGCCAAAGTCTTGAACCGACTTGTCGTAGATGCTGTAGAACTGAGGTTTTTTGAAGCCGATGAAACGGTCGAGGGAGACGCCCATCTGGGTGTCGTAGTTGAACAACTTCTCAACCCAGCCCGCGCCGCCCTGATCGATGTCAGCGAAGCCCAGAGCCTGCGAACCCAGCAGCAGAGTGCGGGTGCCGTTGATGTTGCCGCCAGCGCCCCATTTGCTGCCCGCAGGTGCGCCCAGTGTGGTGTAGACCTTGTTCGACTCGTGAATGATTGCGCCGTCAACCGTGATGGTTGCACCGGTGAACCATGGGTTGTTATCGCCGCGAACCCCTGCATTGGTGATCCCGTTCTGCCACAGCGGGTCCATTTTCAGGGCCGCCAGGGTGCCAGGCTGTACAAGCAGCACGTAGTACTCTTTGCCACCGGAGATGACAGGACGGATGTGGTGCGACTTCGCGTAAGCGATGAGATCCACGATCATCTTGTATTTCGGGATGCCGGTAGCGGCGATCGCGGCGGTGCTGCCGGCGATCAGATTAGAGCCGTCCCAGGTCAGATACCGTTTCGATGAGGGGGCACTCACGTCAGCGGCAAAAGCCAGACCCGGGAAGGCGGAACCGACACGGGCCGAGCCGTCGGTGTTGAAGTTGTAGGCGATACCCGACAGCGTCAGGATTGCCAATTCATCAACACGCTGGGCCAGCCAGTTGGAGAGACGGCCGCGAGCCATGCGGCGGAAGTCGATCACGGACTTCTGCTCGGCCAACTTGCCTTTGCTGCGCACTGCGTTGGAGATCAGATCAATCTGGATCTCCTGGAAGTACGCCTGCATTTCTTCTTCGTTGCCTTCACGCCAGTTGTCACCGGTGACGCCGTCGCCAACAAGGTCAGCAACCAGGTTCATGATGACCTGAGTGCCCTTCTCGGTTTTGGTCAGCTCGGTGATGTGCTGGATGATTGCGGATTCGCCGTCGCCCAGGAATTTGTTCAGGAACATGTCGTCCCGAGCGGATTCCCAGGTCTTTTTCGACCAGTAGACTTTTTGTTGCGGCTGAAGGGCCGCGAAATTGGTAGTTGCCATGAGGGCATTCCTATAAAGGTGGCTTTGTGGTTCTGGGTATGTCGCCACCCTCGCGAGGACAGGTTTGGGCGCTCCTGATGCGCTTGAAACAGGTCAGCTTTACGCCCTGCTGGCGAGAGACACCGTGACTCGGTGAGCGAGCTGCTCGGGTCGGCCATCCACTGTGAAAGCTGGATGACGTCCTTGTCCCGATGGCGCAGCAGTTACGAACTTATGTGACTGGATTGCTTCGTCAACTAGACAACATCGCCAGCTAGCGCGGCCTCATCCTCGGCGGACAGGCTCTTTAGCTCCTTACCGGTCATCTTCGACACGTCCAGGCTAGAGGCGCGCGCTCCGACGCCCGCTGGCTTGCCAGGCACCTTGGCGGCACGATCCAAACCTTTCTGAATATCAGGCTTAACCGGGTCAGGCGTCTTGGCTGCAGGCTCAGCCTTGGTTGCGGCATAACGAGGCCCGATTTTTGCGGCAGCCAGTTCCAACGCCTCGGCTGGGCTCTTGCCCTTGGCGACAAAGTGCTGGTGCCATACCAGCGTTTCGTCGATGGCATCCTGATTCTTGTCGTCGCTGTCCACGCTGAGGAAAGGATACGCGGCATAGGCCTTGCTCAACGCGAGCTCGAATTCAAGCTTGGCGCGCTTCGCGTCATCCGTGGCTTTGTTGGCTTGATAGCGGCGGTCCGCGACCTGCTCAGCCTCGGCAATGGCGGCCTTGCGTTCCTCCGCGCGGATCTCGGCTCGAATCTGCTTTGCTTTGGTGCTGTCGCCGTCCAGGAATGCTGCTTGATAGCGATCTTCGGCGTCGTCGAAGTCGTATTGTGCTGGCGGTTCTTCCTTCTTCGGTGCGGCAGCCGGGGCCGAGCCCTTGGCACGAGCAAGCTCCTCTTCCAGTTCAAGGACGCGCGCACGGTGCAGCTTGGCCTCTTCGTTGACCTCGTTGAAACGGGCGTGCGGGATCATCTTCGGCTTATCGTCGCCGGCGATAGATGCCAAGGTGTCGGCGCTGTACTGTGGCTGGTCGTTGTCCAACTCACCGCCGCCCGGCGCGGACTGGTCATCAGGCTTTACTGACTGCTGTGCTACGGCGCCATCAGGGTCATCCTGCGGCGGCACGTAGTCTTCCCCGCTCAGCGCGGCCTCTTCGGCCAGTCGAGCGTTGATGTCTTCCTGCGATTCTTGTACTGCTTCAGCTTTGCTCATGGTCTGCCCCTGGGTGCTCGTAATTACTTGGCGATCTTCTGCAGTTCGGCCATTTTTTCTTTGGCCAATGCCTGCGCGGCTTTCAGTCGTTTCGGGTCTTTCTGAATCTCGGCGGCCTCAGCCAGCGAACGAAGGTCCTGCTCAACCTTCCATTTCATGTCTTCGGCGGCGATGTCGGACTTGCTCATGCGGGTACTCCTTCGATGCGCTGGGTTTCGATGCCGGTGTCCATGCCTACAGCAGGGCTTGCCGGTGTGAGTGGGTTGGTGTTCTTGGGAAGGTCAGGTGCTGCCAGGACGGTCCCGGTGTATTCCGGGACGATTGGAGCTGCGTCGTGGTCGACATATCCCGCCGACATCAGCAGCGCATCCGCGAGGCTGGCTGTGGCCGGGGTCTGCGCGATGGTTGCAGCTGTCTGAATGGCGCTGAACTGTGCCGTCACGGACTTGGAAACGGTATCTGCCCGGGTGTCGTCGGCTTGGGCCTTGAGCAGGTCCAGACTCGCGGCTGATTTGGCTGCATCCGCCTGCGAGCGAGTGGTTTCTGCTTGGGTCTTCTGCGCCTGGGCGGCCAGCAGATCGGCTTTGGCCTGCAAGGTAGGATCAACTGGCGGCGCTGGCTGCTGCGACATCGCGTCGACGATTTCCTGCTTATTGGCGAGGTTCGAGTAACCGATGATGAACGGCCACGGGATATTCGCGCCTTTCTCGTTGAGCTCAATGGCTTGCAGGAACTGGCTGTTCTCGAAGGTGATCTGCGCCGGCGCCTCGGTGATGACCACGTCATATTCGCCGATGGTTAAATCGTTGAGGATGCGCGCGTCAGCCTGCGGCCAGTTCAGAGGAATTTCAGTGGTCGATTCCCTGCCTGATGGGTCGGACTCAGTAATGCGCATGATGCGCGGCTGGTCGTAATACATCTGGATCAGCTCAAGGACTCGCTGGGCAACCATCGAGCGAGTACGCCCCAGATTATCCAGCGGTACGGCCAATTGCTGCTGTGCGGCGAATTGACGGGTCTGGATGGCGATACCTGAGACTTCGTTGCCTTGATTGCCAGACATTGCCTGATTGACGCCGGTGGCGCTCTCCAGCAGCACCGAGGCACGGTCGATGATGCGGTCGAAACCAGTGGGCACCTGGTTGGGCTGAATCTTCTGGGGCCGGTCTAGTGCATCGGTTCCTTTCTTGATGACCAGGTGCAGGCCCGTTTCAGCCCCTCGGCCAGCTAATTCGCCATCGGCCATGTTGGTGAGCGTACCCGCAACCGTGATCCAGCCGCTGTTCGCAGTGGTATTGATGATGTGCAGGAACTGGCTCATAGACTTGTTGAGCAGCTGCTGCGGGCCGATCGCATCATCCACAAGGCCACGAGTCTTGCCGCGGCGGAAAGTCGGAAAGAACGGAACCACGGTGAAGTGGTTGAATGGGGACCAATCATCGTGCAGGACTTTGTCCTTGGTGGTGATCAACCAACGCACACGTCGGACCTTGCGCTTCTGGCGAATCCCGCCGGCGGCGATCATCTCGTCAACGGCATTGGGGTTGATGTCCTCGACCAGTCGGATGTCGCCCGTCGCGCTGATCACGACGTCAGCCGTATCCATCTGCCAGAACTGCCGATCGATGATCCGGTAGCGCTTGGTGGACTTGTCATCCTCGTCTTCGCCGTAGAACTCTGGAAAGAAGGCATCGGCATCACCGAACTTCGCGCGTTCGACGTCATCGGCCACCGGCAGGAAGGTGTCGCCGGAGTAATCCTCGTCGTCCAGCGCCTTGAGCGCCTTGGTGCCCATCAGCATCTCAATCTCGACCTGGGTGAGCATTCGAGTGATGGTTACGTCAGCCCAATCGTCAGGGTCGTAGCTGTTCGCGTCAGGATCCGGAATCACGTCCATTGGGTCGAGGATGTCAATCTTGATCTCGCCGAGGATCGTATCGGCGTAGCTCATGCGAATGTCGAAGTAACCTCGCTGCTGAATCACACCATCGCTGAACACCTGCGTTTCCTTGAAGTGCAGCAGGTTATTGTCAGCGATCTGCATGGCGAGCTTTGAGAGCGTGCTGGCCGTCTCGGCATCAGCTGCACCCGCGCGTGGGCGGAAACCGATATCCATGCGGTTGCCTATCTGGTAACCCACGGCTGCGTTGATCTTGTTCTTGATCTGGTTGAATTCCAGAGCAGGACGGCCAGCCTCGGCTAGAATTTGCCGGTCGATGTCCTTCCACTGGCAGCCGCCGCCCAGGTAATAGTTCTCGCACTCGCGAGCCTTCTCGACGTAATCGCGATGACCACGGTTGAGACCGTACTCGTAGCGCGACCAGTTGTCCGTCGCTTTCTGGTTTTCGGAGGCTTCAGCCATATCAGGCACTCATCGCAGATTTGTTTCGGGAATTCCGGTTCAGCAGCTTTGCTTTCCAGTCTTCTGTGAATACATCGTCAGCGGAAACCGGCTCGGCGAAAGTCAGAGCAAGTGCATCGCCATCGTCTGGGGAGCGGCGCAACACCTTCTTGATCTCCTCTTTCTTATCCAGCTTCAGCTGACCGTTGCTGCTGTACTGGTCGCCGCGAGCGGAGGTGAGGTCGCCATGCAGGCGGTCATCGTCAGGTATGCAAGGGGTTATATCGTCGTGAATCCATTCAGCCATCTCGCCCCACATCTCGGAGCGCTTGTTGAAGTACTTGCGCTGGTCAGAGGCAGATGACCCGAAGTTCACGGCGGTGACGCGGTCGCCAAAGCCTAGCTCCACGAGCCGGTCATAAACACCCGCACCGATTCCGCCGATATCGATGAACATCATGCGGATGGTTGGATCTTCGCGGAGCATCCGGGCGGCTTGGCCCGCTACGTTCATGGTGTCTGCGGATTTGTTGCGCTCCAGCCCCCAAGCCACACGGCCTTGGCGATGGATGAACACTGAAGGGTCGCCGCCACGCCCAGGGTCGAGACCTACAACATGGGCGCCGATGCGCTGGGCATTCTTGAGCGGTCGTTTTCGGGCGAGAGATACCTTTACCGTGTTGATCAGCGGCTTATGACCGATGCGCTGGAATGCGAGGTCAACGGTGGCCGGGTATTCCTGGTTGAACCAGTTGTGGTCGCCAGCGAAGTCGGTTGCGATCTTGGCGGCGCGCCACGACATCTGCTCTTCGTCGAGGCCGTAGGCCTCTTGATATTCGTAATCCTCATCCGACATTTCGAAGGAAAAGTCGCTACGGCGGTAGCCTCTATCCGCAAACCATGGAATGAAAACGGCCATGTAATCAGATTCACCAGCCTCGGCCTTCACCCAATATTCGTGGAAAAGATTACCCAGACCATTTGCCGTAGATTCAATAATGCCCTCGGTTCCTTCGATCAACGGCAGACTTTGCCCCAAGCCAGCCATGATTTCCTGCGCGTTGGGATAGAACGCCATCTCCGAAGCATGCAGATACTGAACCGTGCCTGACCGACCAGCTGCAGGACTGCCCGCTGTTGCTACCTTGTAGCCGCCATTTCTCTTTGCAAAGGACAGCTCATGGCTTGAATTTGCCTTGGTGACAGGGCGCATGAAGGACGGCATTTGCTCGTAGAAGGTCCTCGCCATGCCAAACAGGTTCTGCGTGGCTGAATCGAGGTGGGTGAGGATCATCGTCCGCTTGCCATTGTTCATGCTGGTCTTTTTGAAAAACCTCGCAGCGACGTACGTGCTGATACCCTGCTGTCTACCCTTGAGCACAATTACCCGAACCCAGCCCTTCTCGGCGCGCTGCTTTTCGATAGCTTCGTGCAGTATGCGCTGGGCGTCATTCCACACAAACGGAAGCACCGCGCCTTCTTTGGTGCGGATCTTTAGGGCAACCTTGCAGTAAAGCTCATCGTCCTCGATAAGCTTTGTGCACATGGCGTCTAGCGACATTGGCATAACCGGGTTAGGTGATGCACCGCAGGCTATGTGACTGGATTTGTCGTGCAACAGGCGTTAACTAACGCGCTGCTTTGGCTTTAAATTTTCAATTCGCGTGTTGGTTGCATCTCCGTCCAGGTATTCCACCTGCTGTTCAGGCCGAAGTCCCAAGAACATCGCCGCGACGACCCGGCCCACCACATGCGTCTTGCGGCCGATCCCTACCAGTTTGTAGCGGCGACCGCCGATAGTGGAAACGTACCCTGCCCGATCACCGGGCTTTGATCGTGATTGAGCCCGAACAGTCTTCCAGGTCAGCTCGCCCGTAACATCGTCGTAATAAAATTGGTCACTGAATGAATCAGTTTGCAGCGCCGGTCTGGTCATGTTGCCCCCTTGGTTTGAGTCGAGGCTATGTGACTCAACCCGATTTGCAACAGGCATGAAAAAGCCCCGTCGACGCAGGGCTTTTTCTTTGGTCCGGGCTTCGTATTTAGGCGGCGATTGATTCGCCGTCAGCTGGTTCAGGCTGCAACTTGGCTGAACTCATCACGAAGTGGTTGCCCTCGGCGCGCAGATTGGAAGCAAGGCTGGTTGTGGTCGGTTCGCCACCGGAGCGCCAGTGAACCAGGGCGATGTCGAGTCGCGCGACAGAGGCACCGTGGAACTCACCGATGGACTTCAGGCTGGACAGCACATAACTGGGCTTGTCCATGGTGGACGCGAAGGCGGAACCGAAACAGGCGCAGAGCGCGAGGCAGGCGAAGGACAGGAAGCGTTTGATCATCATGGGTAAGGCTCCGGTGCGTTTGTGGAACAGATTCAGTTGACAGGAGCCTTGAGGATTTGTGACTGATCTGGTATTGCAAGCGGCTATATTAATTACGCATCGCCCTACCCACCTCAGCAGCAACGCGAACGATGGCTCGACGGGTAGATGCAAACTCATCCATGCTGAAGCTCGGATGCTCTACTGATTCGAAACCATCAGGACTGAACGCCGTGACGTGCTCATTGTTGTAGGTTCCAGGGGTGATCTGAATTTTGAGCTTTACCGCCAGATGAAATGCATGAGCATCATCAATCAGTGGATTCCAGGCTTTGAGACCGAAAGGGGTCTGTACTGCGAAGCGATACATCACCTGACTATCGGAATGCATTCGCTCTTCTATGTGCGGGACAATCACGTAACTGATAGCTTTACCTGCTAACTCAACCAGTTGCTGGTCGGAAGCCTCCTCAATCGTTTGGGAATCCTGCATATCAACTACCTCTAGCCGATGACCTCAGTGGGATGCGGCAGGTGATGAGGTGATCACCGTTCGGGAGCTACCCTAGCCGCAATCGGATTCTACCAGTGATCCGTCACGGGTTATCTGAAAATTACCTAGCGCCACGATTTGCTTTGATGGCGTTTCGTGGCGCGACTCGAAGATAATCTTCATGGCGCCCGGCTTGAGCCTCGCATGCACGGTTCGGTCGTAGTCTTGGCGGATGATCGTGTAGCCGGGCAAAACTTCCATATCGAAGGACCGGCATATCTTCTCGTACTGAACCAATGCCTCCCATTCGCTCGATCCAACGTAGATCGTGCTGCCTTCGACCAGCATGCGCAATGCAGCTTCGAGCCCCGGCTTTAATTTCATAGCTTCGGATCCGTGCAGAAGTCAAAGGACCAGCAGCCCCGGCCCCACGATGCAGGATTCCACCAGACCGAGAAGGATATCCAGCAGCCGACCACATCACGAAACCCAGAACGAGTGCCACAGCTTCCACAAACCTTGAGATGGTCGTGCGCGTTCTCATGAGTGGCACCAAAGGGGCATGGATGCACTGCCGAGCAGTCAACGCAGATGACTACGTTGCGATAGCCTCCAGCCGATCCTTTGATGAGATCGACCTCTTCAATGAATCTGTCGAAGTTCGGTGTAGTGAGCCGCGACGGATCCATACTGAGCGGCAAGCCCATCCGACGTTTGGCCTCGGCGTAAATTGCGTCGTTGTCGCGCAACTTCATGCCTTCGCCTCCATCAGCCGAGCAAGGCGGTCCTCGATTGACTCTTCACCACTCACTTCGTCAAGGTTGTAGGCCTGACGCTCGAGCGCGACGAGATTCTTCATCGCGGTGGACAGGTCACGCAGCACGGCAGCATTGCTCGGCAGCGAGATGGCCTTATTCATTCGGTACCGGCGCTGGCCGTTGTCGTCGTCCTTCGTCTCGATCTCGATGTCGTTTTCGATCGACTCGCGGTTGACTGCCGTGTCGATGAGCTGGCCCATCAGCAGGCTGACAATCTCCTGCCCTTGGCCGATGTCCTTGCGATGTCGCTTGATGACTGCCAGGTTGGTCTGGACAGCTACTGCAACGTCTTCCCGTGTAGGGGTGTTAACAGATGAGTTAACAGTGTTAACTGATTCCTCATTGTCGGCGGCGTGAACGATCAGAGCGGCCCGCGTACGCTCACGAACTTCCTGTGTAGCATCCTTCGCCCACCGCTTCTCTTTGGCCTTCTTACTGATGGCGGCGGCGGTACAGTCGTGCTTGGATGCCAGTGCACGCAGGGACAACTGACCTACCCGGTATTCCCGCTCTACGGCATCCCAGTCGACCTTCTTGGCTTTCATCGCTGCGAGCCCGCATCAAGAACCAGCAACCGAACCTGCCCACCTGTGCCTGTATCGCGCTTCTTCGCCATTTCCACCGCCTCTCCTGCACTGGCGCCCATGTCCATGGCAGTCAGAGCGTGAGGCATACCGCTGCCCATGGCGTAGATAGATCGAGGGGATACTGGGATTTTCCAGAAGCCCCCATAGTTGTTGTGCCCGATACACCAAATTGTCTCGCCATCGAAAGCCAGACCGCTTGCATCTAGGTTTTTGTGGCTCGCGCCGAAGTAAGCTTCGATCAGGCGGGAGAAATCGCCGGTAGCACCTGTCAGGATGAACTTCACGCCCTTGGTCTCTATCAGCTTCTCGTAGTCGTCATGAGAAATGATCGCCCCGAGAGTAATGCGGGAGTCATACGCGATCACCCCGTCTTTGTAGGCGATTGTGGTCATCAGAAGCGCTCCTGCTCGTCGATCAGCATGTGATCAGCGGCTGCCCGATTGTGTGATGAGGCCAAACACTGCGCTCAAACCGCTCAAGGGGCGTCAGATGCCGCGCTGGCTCGGCGAAGACCGGTCCGGTACTGGGAGGCAGCCCGATCTTCGGCGTCACCTTCACGAACACCGTATTCAGGTGGTCATTGATGGACTTCCACTGCTCGGGCGTAGGCTGGGTGCCCTCAGTCAGCTCAGCGAATCCTTGAAGCCAATAGGCGAATTGCTCTGCGGTCATGCGCACTGCTCCCGTGCTTGATTGATCAGTTGTGCTTGTCGGTCGACTGGATGCAGTGCTCGCAGTTGAGCTTCCTGCACAGCCAGCGCTTGACCTGCGGCCACCAGGTGACCATGAAGATGTGCCTCATACCTGCGCATGCCAGTGATGCATGGAACGTGACTCCTGCGACCGTAGGGGTGATGTAGAGCGATTCAGCGCGGGTGACGATGGCGTAGCCAGACAGGGCGATAGAGGCGTAGATCACCTTGCCTATCACCCCATCACGCACCCTGCGGCTGAAAACGGACCAGATCGCCCATAAGACGATCAACGCGATGAAGAATGTGCTGAAGTTCTGTGTGGTCACGGATTGCCTCCTCCAAACTTGGAGCGAATCAGCGCCCAGATGTCGGCCGCCTTGATGGCTCTGTAGACAGCGATCATTAGAGATCCGCCAAAGGCACCAAGGAGAAATCCGACGCCTGCCACATTCCCAGGGTCGGTGATGCTCAGATGGTTGCTGACCATGCCAGTCAGGTAGAAAGCGCAGGCTACGCCGGTCAGCATGAAGATTGCCCAGCCCTTCCAGTTGTCCAATTCACCCTTGTGCCACCAGCTCGCGATAATGGAACCTATGAACCCGGCGATGAGGACATCAACCTTGTCAATCACGCGGGACAGGTACTCCATTCCTCACCTCCGCCGTGGTACTGCTGATTTCATTGGTCATGTTCGGCCCTTGGGCTGATTGCGTCTTGCCATCAGCCTATGTGACTGGATTCTTTGGGCAAGGCTTGCACGGCTACCGTCAGTCACATGGACTGAATGCTCAATCACACGGGGCACTTCACATGACTGCGAAAAACTTTATCGGCTCTACTCGCGACTCTGCGTACATGGCGATCACTGAGGTGATGGGCATTGCTGCCTATGCCATGGACCAGAATCCGTCCGACGCTCTGCTGGTAATCAGCCTGTCCGGCTCCAACGAGAACGCCATCGTCGGCGGCACCCTGGACTCCGAGAAGATCACCCGCCTGCAATCCTTGGTCGACGAACTGAAGTGGCGCGCAGCCGCGGAAGGCGACGGCGACAAGGTTCTGCATGTCTGGCGCTAACCGTGCATCTTCCAGCCTGACATGAAGGTGCTGCGCCTCAACTCTGGGGCCAGCGCCTCCTTCCAGTTATCACCGCGCAGTCGCCGCATCTTCACTGTCTGCCACTTCAATCCCCTTCTCACTGCCCATTCCATTGCGGGCATCGTTACGCCATCCAGAGTGACCAGTGTGGCGCCAGCACAGATCGTGCTGCGTATCGGCCTGCGTGGGATCTGGATAACCAGGGCGGTGAAGTCGATGGTGAGTTGCTGCGGCGACTGCTGGATCATGGTTAACCCGCCTTCATCGGTAGAATTTGAACGCGCACAGCCTCTTTCACGACTGCAGGCCTCGATCGCGCGAATCCGTAAGCAACGGCTTCTGGTCCTTTTCCAGATTCCATGCTTCGGTGTACGGGCAGCCGGTGCACATGCGAACGAACTGGCTAGCGAGACTGGACATAGGCTCACCGCAGGCTGGGCAAGGCTTGCCCTTGGCCGAATCCATCACGCCACCGCCTTGGCGGGAATACCCGCACTGCTCAGCTAATCGAGTTCGTAATCGGCTATGGCCTGGGTGTATTCCGTGCAGTCGGCCAGCATGGTTGCGACGATGGGTTCTGGCGTGAAGGTGCCGACGAGCATCAGATTGCCTCGGCACCGAACGATCATCCCCGGCAGCAATTCTTCCGGCGCGCCCTTGCTCCACTTCAAATTCAGAATGGTCATGCTGCTTGCTCCTTCAGGGCTCTGGTCAGCGCGCGGTAATGCGCCTTGATGGCTTTCAAATCGTCGACGGTGTACTTCTTCACGGTCTGGTCGGACTCCAGCGCCTCAACCTCGGCGAGACCAATGCGCGCAATGAGTCCGATCCGGTAATCCACGGCATTGCCAGACAAGAACCGATTGTCCTGTTTGCTCTGGGCGTGACAGTTGCGCTCGTCGAAGCGCAGGTGCGGCGCTGAGCCAACGCTGCGGTAATGCCCGGCGTCTACGGCGTTCCCGTTCCAGTCCAATGGCTTGCCGCTGGAGATGCACAAGTGCCCGGCCAACTGATCACGCCAGCGGATGAACTCGTTAAACGCCTGCTGAGCCTCGCGCAGATGATCGCCGCGGCTCTTCAGCTTCTCCTTGCGCGCACGCAATTCCTTACGCTCGATCTGAGCCAGTGCCTTGCGCGCCTTATCCTGATTCGCCGGAGCGATGGCCAGGCCGCACGCCCAGCCGCAAACCTTCTGCCCCAGCTTGGCCGGCACGAACTTGGTGGCGCATTCCGGATTGGCGCAGGTCTTATGCTTGCGTGCCGGCGGCGACTTCTTCACTGCCTGTCCGATCACAACCCACCTCCGAACTTGAATTCCACCTGGTGGTGCTGATACCCAGCCTCAATGAGCGTGACGAAGCAGCGGATGGTGCTGATGAGGGCCTTGATGGTCTTCATGCGAAGCCCCCAATCATGTCCGCGGCTGCCTGAGCGTCCTGCTCGGTTTCGAAATGCGCAGACAGCACCAGTCGCCAGCAAGCGTTGAAGACGTCGCGGTAAAGAGGCTCGAATTCGGTGTCGTCCATCGAAGCCCAACTGATAGACTTGCGCTCCTTGCGGATGCCGTCGGGCGTCTGCACCAGGTGGAAATGCCCGGCCTCGATAGTGATCCAGTCGCGGAACGCCTCGCGGCTCTTGTCCACCGAAGGGAAGCGTTCAGCGCGCTCGGCTTCGATCTGGGCGATATACGCCGCCACCGCCTCAGACAGCTGGCCCGGCTTGCCGTTGGCTTTCTCGAAGAACTTGGCCAGGCCCTGGATGCCGCGCAGCTCCTGCCGAGGCACAAGCCCCCCGACCGGCTCCCAGTACTCCCACGCAAGATCCAGCATGGAGAAGAACTTGCCATGAAATTTAGCGTTCCTCATCTTGGTGAACTTGCCGTGGATGACCTGACCGGCCTTCCACTTCTGCATGGTTTCGCGGTCCGCCTCCGTGGCCGGGACCAGACCTTGAGCGGTACGAATAAGCGCAACTTCAGCCATTGGATGCCTCCTTGCTTGCGCCTGCGATCAGCTCATCACACTGGCGAACTACAGCGTCCAAGACTTCCTGGCGGCCAGGCCGATAACTGCCCATGCACTGGCGGTGCTGCTCGGCCTCTTCGGCAGCGGCGTCCCGCAGCCCCTCGAACAGCTCAAGCGGGCATGAAATCTTGGGATGAGCCGCATCGCAGTTTTCGCAAACTCCGCCATTAGCATCCATGAAGCCAGCGCCATAGCTGTTCGCCGGGTATCCGTCACCGCATTCGCACCAGATGATTTCGGTACTTGGAGCGTGTTTGCGCAGCGCTTCGTTCTCGGCCTTGAGCCTTTCAATCTCCCCCTTAGCAGCGTGAAGGGTGGCGTGTAGGTCGGTGTTCTCGGCCTTGAGCTGGTCGCGCTGGTGATTCGCCCCGATCAACTGAGCGGAAAGACAATCGCATTCGCCCAGCCATTCGCCGACAGGGTTATGAACGTCGCCAGTGTCTCCGCAATTCCAACAAAATGGGCCATGACGCCAAACCTCAAGTTCTTGCTCAAGATCTCGCTCTGTTTTGCTGCGCAACGTCTTCAGCCGCTCAATCTCCGCGATCAGCTCAAGAACTGCGGCAGGGTTGGCAGCCGCCTTGAATGAATCCATTGCGCCAATCAGCTCGACGATGGGCATGGTCGCAGGCTTGTCGCCAACATGCGCCGCCTCAGCCAGCGCCTTCAGCTTCTGAATGTCGGTCATGGCTTCACCACGAAATCGGTAAGGATTTTGGCGTGGCTCTTCCAGTGACTTCGCGCAGTCCAATCGCATCCGGCTGGCTCAAGGTATGCGGCAGGCTTGCCGCCGATTGCTTGGCCACTCGGATGGCGAATGATGTACTGGCCGTTGTCCTTTTTACGGAACAGTTTTTTGCCTTTCAGGTGTGCAATCTCTTCAGGCCATTCCTGAAGCCCGGAGAACTTCTCGAAAGCGGAAAGTGGGCTACTCATCTGAACAACGCTCCCTGCTGAGCAGGCGCAGTCACCCGCTGAATTTTGTGGTGAAAGCCATAACCGGCTACCACGACGATGATGGTCAGGACGATCCAGATTCGGTTGGTCATGGCTTCGCCCCACAATCGTTGCAGCCAGGACGGCAGATCCATTCAGGCATCCCGTCACCTTCGTAACGCTCAACACGCTCGACGGTATCGCCACGCTTGATGTAACCGGCCACGCACTTAGCGGTCCCCTTTTTGTCACCTGCGTCATCCCAGCAAGCGGCAGAAACCTTCCCGCACGCGCGGCGGGCCAGATACATGAACCCCAAGGATTTACGACCGATCATGGCTTCACCCTCTCGAAATGCGGCTGCGCCCGACGCTGGCTGCCGTCATGGCGCACAAGACGGTTATCCGCACCCTTGGTCATGAGCGTCATGTCGTGGTAGTTGCGGGAAACCTGGAAGCCCTCAGACTTGAGCGCGTCGATTGTTTTCTGCTGGTTGGGAGTCATGGGTGGGCCTCCGACTGCTGAGAGCCCATGCCCATGGCCGCTCGCACTGACGAGGTGCATTTCGGACCGATCTCGGCAGCCAGAGCCATCAGGCCGCGTAGCAGTGCGGCGTTGTTGGCTGTCGGCCACTGGCCTGCGCCTGTCAGCGTCTCGATGCACAACCCAACGCACTTTTCGCAAATGTTCACACTCGGCCCCTGAACAAGTGCGACTACGTCGTCCTGGCTTTCGCCGCAGAACGAGCAATAAAGCTTCTGTTCGGTCATTTCGCTGCCCTCTGTGCGGCCAGCTCTTCGGCTTGACGGTTGAGCAGCGCGCGGCGCTCAGCGAGCTCGTTTGCAGCCTCGATCTTCATTTCGACACGACGCTCTTCTGACGCCGCCTGCATCTCGGCCATGTTGTCTTTGATGACCTTCAGCTTGGCGCGGACGTCGGCACTTGGCCGGGCGACCGACCCGGTAAGCAATCCAGCAACGGCGCGGCCGTCTTCTGTAACCGGAGCAATTCGCAAGTCGGCCAGATACTTCGTGCCAGCGTCCTGACTGATCAGTTGCGAGCGGACTGCCGATTCAATGGCCTGTACGCGACGAGCAGAGTCATAGCCGAGAGAAACCTCCCACTTGAGTGGAAGACCTTCGGCGCGCGCAGAGCTAACCAGGCGCTCATAGGCGCTGAGGAACGCCATACGGGCGCCAACCTTATCGCCTGCGTCGAGAATCGGCCCAGACGCGCTCATGGCTTGCCTGATCTCGTGAGTCAGCACGACGGTGTCAAACTCATCGCTGGCTGCCATGGCGATCGACCAGGCCTCATCCTTTCCCGGGCGACCGTCCGCGGCCTGGATGCGCTGCAGGATCGCTCCGAGGGTCAGGCGTCCAGTCAGTTCGCGGCGGCAGCTACGCAAGGCGCTGGCGATCACCTCAATGGTGTACTCCGCAAGATCCTCGGCCATCATCTGGGCAGCGTTGGAACTGATGGTCTGCCCAAGGGTTTCAGCAGTAGCGCAGATCGCCATGGCGAGTTCTGCTTGATCATCGAATGAAAGCATTGCCACGCCCTCCCCCGTTGCGGATAGCGGACGCTGCCTGTTGCGCAGCGTTGATGTTGGCCTGCGTGTTCTCCATCTGGCGGGCGGTCACGGCGTTGACCTGGCGACCAGTCAGCCATTGCGTGCGGATGCCTTCAGCGCGAGCCACCAGCAACCCAAGGTCGTGCGAGGCGCGGATGAAGAACGAGTCGTTGATGGTCACGTAGAACATCGCGACCAGCGGGGCCTCATCAGCCCCAAGGCGTTGAACGAGTTGGGCAACCTGGGCGTTGACCTTGGCGTTACGAACAGGCTCGACGCCGTAGCGTTCGAGATAGGCGATCGTGTAGGCGTCCCATGTCGCGGCGTTGGCCTGCTGGGCTTCGGTCTTTTGCTTGGGCCGTGGCTTCAGCACTTCGATGTTCGACGGCGCCGGAGCGACAGCGCTCGGCAAGGGTTTTTGTTCCGGGATCAGAACATCAGGAATCAGAGAATCAGGAATCAGAAGATCAGAATCAGAAGAGAGGGAATCAGCCCGAGTCGTACCGATTAATTCGGAACGAGTACCGAGAAAATCTGAAGTGATACAACCATCTGATACGGAAGGGATTTCTGAGTCCTTCTCGTTCTTGTGCGGATTCTGGTGTTTCGTGAAGTTCACGACCTCGATGTAGGCTTTGCCGGTCACTGTGTAGCGAACGATGAACCCTTTATGAGCTAACCAGTGGAGCATGGAGTCGACGTCGGCTTCACGGTAAGGGAATATTTCTGCCTTTATGCGAAGTGGGCGATCCTCAAGGCGACCCTCTTTGTCAGCCAGCAGCCAAAGCCCTTGGAACAGAAGGGTGCACAGTGGATGACCAACACCGAGAATCTCGTTTGTGAACAGAGCGGGTTTGATGTTTCGTGCGCGAGCCATTATGCAGTCCTCAAAATTAGAGGAGCATTCAGGGATGGCAAGCCGTTTCGGCGAGCTGCGTCTGTTCTCCCGTGGTTAGGGTGAAATCCATAGAGCAACTCCGCCGCCTTTCTCGCAGCAGCTGCATCCTCCTTTTTCTTGAATCTTCCAAGGTGAATCCTTTTCCCGTTCGCACGGATCTTTGCGATCCAGTACCCACGATCAAATACAACCCCCGTGACTCCGGACGTGTTGTCGGAGCGCTTGTGCTGATTTTGTTGGTTTGCTGTGACGGTAACGTCGCGCAGGTTCTCAACCCGATTGTCATCACGCACCCCATTGACATGGTCGATCTGTCCAGCCGGCCATGCCCCGTATGTCATCAACCAAACAATTCGGTGAACTCGATACCTGACGTTGTTGACCTTGACGCAGAGGTAGCCATCGCCATTAGGTGAGCCCGACGGCATTCCCGGCATAGCGCGGCGGCCACGCATAACGCGATTGATCAGAACGCCTTCATTGATCATGAAAAGGTCGTGCGCCTGGGATGCCGACAGGAGCGACTCGTTTTCGTCGCGCGCCACAATCGCGAGATTCTTATTTCGTGGTGCGGGATTTTTCAGGGCCTGTACATGCGATTGCTGAATGTGCATAATCGACCTCACAGTGTTGTTATGAATGCAGTGCGAAGAACCACCCGGCCAGGTGGTTTTTTTTCGCCTGCGGTTTGGGGTTTGCTATTCAGGATCTTCATCAGTCCCTCCTTTTTCAGGGCCTATTGAGTCCGGAGCCCTCTTTGGTACTGGGAGGTTCCGAATTTTTCCGGCACCTTTTGGCCTGGTCTTCTCGAAGAAACGCTCTGTTCCAAGCTGTGCGGCATAGTCTTCGGGCGTCATGCCCGCTTCCTTCGCCAACCGCTCAAGCTTTTCGTAAAGCCTTCCATCGATCCCGTGGCAGATCGTGGTTTCAGGCACGAAGCCTCCTTCAGGGCCTTCAGGCCATGTGGCTTTGGGCGGTAACATCACGCTCGACGATGCTTTCCAACTTCTCCTCGACGCACATGCGAACGAAGACCGCGAGTTGCAATTTGTGAAGCCGCGCCACTGCCTTCAGCGCTTCATAAGTCTCATCGTCGTAGCGGGACTTAATCTCCCGGTCTTTCAAGTGGCGGGAATCGTCATAGGCCATCAGGTGTTTCCTTTAGTGATTGGAAGTGGTTAGGCGGCAGAAAGGGACTCGACCGGATAGAGATCCGGCCGAAGCTCATGGCGGGAAATGCCAGTAGCTTTTTCAATAGGGAGGGCCTGACGTGCTGGTACACCCCTGGCTTTCCAGTAGGAGACCGCCATAGGGGTCACGCCCAGAAGCTCGGCAAGGGCTTTGCCAGATCCGGCCGCAAGGATTGCGCGCTCTAGAGGTGTAGGTTTCATAAACAAATCCGCCGTCGGCGAGTAAACACACGTCAACGATACGTTTATTTAATAAACAACACAACCCCGGTAAACTTTGTGTTTATGACTACTGAACATTCTGGGGATCGCTTGCGCCTTATCGCAGCCAAGCGCGACATCTCTTTCAAGAAAATGGCCGATGACCTGGGCGTTACGCCTCAAGTGCTGAACAACTGGTTCAAGCGCGGAGTACCCGCGCGTGAGGTGCAGGGTGTGCTTGATCGCTATAGGCTAAGGCGGGCGTGGCTTGTGGGCGGTGATGGGCTGCCTGACATAGAGGCGCACCCTTGGGCTGACGACGCCCGTTACGAGGCGCATCAACGAGATCTCGAGCTGCGCGAGGGATTGTCCAACGCTTCTTTCGCCGGCCCTATTGATGTGTGGGATGATGACACCCCACTCGATGAAGATGAGGTGTATGTGCCTTTCCTCAAGGAAGTGGAGTTGTCTGCAGGGAGTGGCAGGACAGTGGTCGAACAGTCCAACAAGCAAAAGCTTCGCTTTGGGAAACTTACTCTCCGCAGGCAGAACGTTCAGCCCAGTGAGGCCGTGTGCGTAACGGTGAGCGGCAACAGCATGGAGCCTGTTCTCCCTGGCGGCAGCACCGTTGGAGTTGATCAAGGAAGCACAAGCGTCATTGATGGGAAAATGTACGCCATAAATCACGATGGACAACTTCGAGTGAAGACCCTTTACCGGCTGCCAGGGGGAGGGATACGACTTCGCAGCTTCAACCGAGACGAGCATCCGGACGAGGAATACACTGCTCAGGAAATGCTCGATAAACAGATTGTCGTGGTCGGCCGGGTGTTTTGGTCCTCGGTCCTCTGGTGAGGTGTCCGTGCAGAGATCGATTTCTTCTTACGTCCTTGCGCTGGCCCTGATTGGGCTGGCATTCAGTTGTGTCACCTACCTTCTTGGCTTTGATTTCCCCGTTTCGGTATTTGTCGTCAGCCTTCTGGCGGTGATGGTCGGCGGTCTCGCCTCATCGCTGCGGCGCGAGGGCGGCGCCAAGACCGAAGATATCGTGACGATGGTCCTAGCAGTCACATTCAGCCTTTGGCTTCTCTCTCGCCTATCCAGCTAAACCCTCTTTCAGAACCACATGCCCGCCATTGAGCGGGCTTTTTTTCGCCCTGAATAAACATTAATAAACAAAAGGTGTTGACGTGTTTATAAACGTGTTGTTTACTACACCCATCGCAGCGACAAACCAACGGTGCGACAGGGACTGAAGAGTCCTGACGCTCTTTAAACAATCTGACGCACTCAACGACGTACCCAGGCAGTTACCTGGGTGAGGACAAGCTAAACCGTCGTCCATGCAGGCTCTGGACCCTGCCGGACTCCACCAATGGAGTACGCGAAGTTGTGCAGCCACCCGATGTGACGCCAGTAGCGGCAACGGGCAGTGGTGGGGATACCCGGCAGACGCGCAACGAGATAGCCGGAAGGCAGCCAAGGAAACCGTGGCAGGTAACGGAACCCGGAAACACAGAACGATTCACTGAAGCACCTGGGCGACCGGGTGCTTTGGGAATCCACTGGAGGAACACGAAATGCCGAATTGGGTAACCAACAAAGTCAGCGCCCCGAAAGAGGTTCTGCAATCGCTGATCAACGCGGATGGTCGGATCGACTTCAACATGCTGATCACTTTTGCCGGATCCTTCCCCTGGAGCGGGATTGATAGTGCTGCCGAGCAGTGCGCCGAGGTCATAACCGCTCAACCGCTGGATGGGCACCCGCTGATTGCCTCACTTCAGCAATCGAACCGCCAAGGCGCCAATGCGCTGAAGCTCAGCGACGAGCAGTTTGAACAGTTCGTACAGATGCTGCGCAACAAGCGTCAGACCGGGCACTTCCATACTCTGGACTTCGCCAACGCAAACTGGGGCACGAAGTGGAACGCCTGCGACCAAGATCCAGATATTGAAGCAGGCACCTTGAAATTCGATACCGCTTGGAGCTGCCCCAAGCCCGTCCTTAAGGCCCTATCCGCCAAGCATCCTGAAGCCGAAATTTGCGTGGTTTATGCCGATGAAGACATCGGCAGCAACTGCGGGACGCTGAAGCTTAAAGGCGGCGACTTTGTGTCTCGTGACGAGTCGAAAGGCTGGAACAAAATGTCGGAGGCCGATCAAGAAAAATGGCAGGCCTTTGCATATGAGGTGAAAGGTTGGGAGCCAGAGTCCGACGAGGACTGATCATCACTCCTGCGCATTCACAGAGTGCGCAGCGGGATGCTGAGGAGAGTCACATGCCAGATCCAAACAGCCCCAATGGCTGCTACCAACGTCACGGCTACACAGTGGAGCGGACGCCACGCATAAGCGGCTCTGGCTTCAACCGAGCCATCTACGATTGCAGCGGCCAACAAGTTCTGAGCCGTGCCGGATACGACGCCGAAATGCAGTTCTGCATCGAGAGTGGATTGACGCTTAAAGAGGATCAGGACCCGCTACAAACCGCGTAGCTGTTTGTCGCAGCGCTAGAAACGGAATGTATGGTAATGATCCACGACAGCCTGTCGTTAACTGCCCGATCACCTCGAAAGAGGCTGTATCGGAATGTCGGCGCCCCATGAAAAAAGCTGATCCAGGCCAACTGTTTGTATGCGAACAGGCGGACGTAGTTAGGCATCTTGGTCAGGACCGACATTCCAATGCAGCTTCGATAGGTAGCCACTGCCTTCCCAGTGAGCGAGCAATAGGAGATTGCGATGACAGTCGTGCGCTTCTTGGAAATTGGAATTACCCGGAAGAAGTCTGGACCTTGCGCAGCTTGCGGGAAATTGACTAGCCGCTCTAAGCGGTTTTTCCAAACTCAGAGTCCCTTCAATGTTGGGCCGGCAGGAATGGCGAAGAGTGTTGAAGATATAAAGCTGCAGAACGAGACACAAGCATCCGCGTGGATGGCTGAGCCGGTATTTCATGTGAAATGCCAATGACACCCAGCCCTTAGATTTTGCGGAGATATCGATGAGGAAATCAGATTTCACGGCTGGCCCATGGGCATATCAAAGCGCTGAGGTTGGCGTTCCTCTGCTTCGGATTATTTGTGCGGACGGGGATCATCCAGCCAATGAATCTCGCGGCTACGAGGAAAAGGAAGCCAACGCCAAGTTAATGGCTGCGGCACCTGATCTGCTGGAAGCCCTGCAAGAACTTCGCGACCTTATGCAGGGCGTAATCGATGGTGATTACGAGCCTGACTCGCTAACTCTGAAGATCGCTGACGCCGCCATCGCCAAAGCCACCGCGTAAAACCCATCCCACACCCTCCCGAACACACCGCACTACCCATTCTCCGCTGCCTATTTGGCCGTTCGCGTTCTTGCGTGGGTAGTTCTGTGTGTTTGGTTAATCAGCAAGGAGATTGAGCATGAGCAAGCATCCTTCAAAAATCCAATACGCCTATGAGTTGTTCGATCAAAACAGCCTTAACGCCAATTTCGGCGGCGGTTTCAACTCCCGGATTCAAGGCGTGGAATTTGCGAATTCCGTTGACGGCGCATACAGAGCAGAGCGCATGCAGGGCTGGTGGAAGGCAGACGAAATGATCAAAGCGGGCGAGATTTACTTCGTCCATCCCTTCCCGCACGGCTCATGCAATGCGGCGGGCTTCGTCTACGGCGGGACATGGGCTTGCAACACATGCAGAACTGATGGCTTCCAGAAGCCTTGGTGGAATGTGCGTGTCATGAAAGACGGAAACGCTTGGTGCGTCGTCGGCGAAGGCTTCGAAGATCTTCAGGCCTCTGAAAACTATGCATTCGGTGATACCCGTGAACTGGCTTTGGAGGCTTACGGCTCTCTCATGAACGCTAAGGCCGCATAACTCAAACATAACGACCGCATCGACAGGTGCCCGCGTGCTTCACGGCACGGGCTTGGTCACCTGCGCGGGCATCTGATCGATGCGGTTGAACAGCGCCTACGGAGGC